AGCAGTCTTCATTTGTATTCACAAATATTAATTTAATAGGTGGGATCCATCAGGTGTTTGTAAAAGACGGCATTCGCCTCCCATGCTGGGGACATCTTGGGNGAATACATCTCTGGGATTTTNGAATCGGTTGAGATACCAGCCTCTGATGAAGCCTCGCCGATGGGCATGCACTCTGTGCCTGTGGCTGCCCAGGGTGCGTAGTAGTATCCTGGGGGGCACGTCTTGACCAGCTTGGGGCGGCGAAGAACCAGGACGGCAAGGATAGCCACGAGCAGAACGATAATGACAAGGTTCATTCTTAATAAAAGAAAACAATTTTTTCGCACTCGAAAAGTGCCTTGATCTTTTTGATAAGTTTGGTATAGTCCTCCTCAAACTCATCATCGTAGACTTCACGTTCAAACCTTTCGAGATCGTCTGGGGTTAGGATGACCGCCTTACTGCACCGGTGGAGCTTCTCACGGGTCGCACCATTTGTGGCGCAATACTCGTCAAAAGCTGCGTTAAATTCAGCCCGGGTCGGGAACGTTTTGTCCTGATACAAGTTGTTCGCCCACGAATCGAGCCCAGGGAACTCCCCATAACATTTTTTGAATTTTGATTCAAAATTGTCTGTCCATCCAAGCTTCACCATAGGTTTCACACGTTAGACCTTTTTAATAACTACAACAGGTTCCCGTTCTCTTTCAAATCTAAATACTATATTATGTCGCGGAAAATCATAAAATGAATCAATTGGGTGCCACGCAGCATGAGGAACATTAGACTTGAATATAATTGTTCTGTTGGGCTTCATTTCAATATTTATTATTTCACCTAATTTTTCTTTTGGAACTTTGGACCAATAATCCATACCTGTGTGCCCATCCATATCTATTCTTTTAATGGTTTTAAAAAGTGATGTTCCACCCGAACTTTCTTCTTCTGTATTTAAATAGGTAATCATGGTAAATTCACCTGGAGTCTGACCATCTTGGTGAATTTGCGCCCAATCTGATTTTTTAGGTTTAATTTGTTTGAACCAATTGGTTCTCAACGCATTGTTTTCACCAAGAATATTTCTACACTTGTATTTATGTACATGTTCTAGTATTTTGCACACTGTATCCACAAATGGATATATCTGGGGATGTGTAAGATAATGTCTACAATCATAATAATCTATAAAGTTGCGTGTTCCTTCGGGTATTTTCCAATTAAAAGCTGGTGCATCTATGAAAACATTTCGAACTTTAGTCCAATCTTTAAACATATTGTCGATAACAATAATGTCTTCGTCAATAACTTCTACATTACACTCGTCATTTACAGCGAAAACGTCGTCAATAAGTATAGGACCTGTATTTTGAATTTTTTTTATGTTTCTAAAATTACAATTATTTGTATTTGAACCAAGTTTATTATTAATACTTGATGTTGTATAAAACAACATGAGTTGAATATATTCATCACCATGGTAAGGTTTTCTCGAGTGCTTTGTATCACATCCTGTATATAATAGTCCGTCACCTGGGTTTTGTCTTATAGGAACATCTTCAATATATATATCCCATGGTTCAGTTTGTGCTATATTTATAGTTAATGCAAATTCAGAACCTTTTCTATCTACGTGAGGAACCAACACAGACCCTTTTCTGTATATTCTAGCATAAGCATACGAAGGTAAAAGTTCTAAATGAGTTTCTTTGCACATAAAATAAAGAAACATACCGAGAAGTACATTTAACTCACTAACACCTTTATCATCGAAATCTGTATCCATTTGACACTCGAAATCTTTACGCACAAATCCGTCGGATTTTTTCAATAATTTTTCAATTAATTTACATTCATCTTTCGAAAGAATATTCTTTATTTCTTTGTACATTATTCATAATTTGTGATTATAATCTGAAGAGTTTTTCGCACGGGTGCTTTCGGTGAAAGTACAGTGACACAGTGACGATGTCCTTTGCTGACAATTAGACCATGATTAAACTGAGGATATTTTACTTTGTGGTCTCGCCCATCTTCCCAACAAAAAAGTCCACCCCAATTCCACTCCCATTTATCATTTAAATAAATAGTTATATGGATTCCCTGTTTATCACTATTAGAAGAATGCCCGTCATCATGCCAATTAATAAGACTCATAGGCTGCCATTCTGTATATGTGATACTTCTTAAAAATTTAAATTGAGGATCTATGTATTTAGATATTTGTCTCCATATTTCTTTAGCAACTGAACAATTCAAGTCCATATCATGAATAAGTATAGTTCCTAGTGAATCTCGAGTAAGATTAGGGGTCCATGATTGATTACTCGTACGCCACTTTCTTTCATTCTTCTGACTGTATATTTCTTCATGAACGGCTTTAATAGTGTCGTGTGTTAATACATTTTCTAAAAACTCAATCATTGCTAATTTTAATTGAGTTTTTTTTAATTAAGTCTGAGCCATCTTTTTAACATGCTATTTGGTTTTTTCCCTAAAGGAGGTGCGATCATATTCATGATTCTGTTGAGACTTGATGGAAACTTTTTCGATCCGATTCTTAGAGGAGGTAATTTCTGTTCTTTCGGCATTACTTAGTATTCACCGATATTAAAAATAGGTCGGGCATTGAAAGGAATACCGTTGAACTGGGTAGTTGCGGCAGATGTATAGGCTCCCATATTGTCCCAGACGATCCAGTCCTCATCTTGAATATTAACGGGCAAATTGAGTTCTTTGTAAATGATGTCACCCCCGTCGCAGGTTGAACCGAAAATTGTCAGTGGAGCCTCCTCTCCACTAATTTTATTCCAAAATTGGTCTAGAACCTCCTTGACCTGTGGTTGGGCGTGGTCAAAGAGTATGCAGTTGAATGCGCCATACAGACTTTCACTGATGGTTATACCGGAACCTTTTGTCCCAATGACGGGCGTGTACAGTGTCATGACTTGTTCGACAAAGTAACGCCCGGGCTCGGCAATAAGTGTAATGTCTTTTGGAGCACTGATGGTTTTAGGCAATCCAGAGGCGGAGGAAAATCCCCCACCAATATCGATGATGCGAGGGTCGTACCCGTGTTCGCGTGCCAAGTCCACAGCTCTCTCAGCGGTCCGCACCGCCTCCTCGAAAACCTTAGAACTGGATGCAAACGATCCGACGTGAAAGGAAACCCCAATCACGTCGAGACCGAGCGTCCGGGCTGTAAACAACAGAACGTCCCAATCACGTTCCTCGGCGCCATACTTCACGCCGAGGTTACACCGCGCCGATGGGTCATCGGCGCGGATTCTCAAAAGGAGCTTACACTCAGGAAATACAGAAGCAATCTTTTTGAGCTCGCACACGCTATCAAACGTGGTCCGCATAACTTTCTTATCTTTCGCGAACACAATGTCACTCACACGTTTGCACGGATTTGCATAAAGAATTCGCTCCGGCTCAACCCCCAGGTCGAGAACAGCCTGAATCTCGGCTGGGCTCGCGCAGTCAAAGTTCGATCCCATCTTGGCTAGGGCTTCGATGATCTGAATATTTGGGTTACATTTGACTGCATAATATGGTTTAATTTGGGGAAGAGCCTCGGTCCACTCGTCATACACGCGCTTAAGTACTGAGAGATCGAGAGTGTAGAAGGAATCCTGGGGGGGAAACTCGTAGAGTTTCCCTGGACCGACCATCAAGTGGTACTTGTTCCAAAGATTTTTATTTTTATGTACCCACTTAAAACTTTTAGCACTTTTGAAAATAATGGACTTCAACTCGGATACCAATAAGCTTAAGGAGCTTTCGTACAAGTGCATTTTTGACAAACCTTCAAAGATGTCCGGGCGTGTGGCAGCTGCTATCCTCTTTGCAGTGATCCGTGCTGGAGAGATTATCGACTGGTGGTTTCCTGTTAAGGCGAACAAGCGTGTAAATCACAATGAATGAAGATCAGCAAAGAGTCCTTGAAAGGGTCCGAAACGGTTTGAATATATGTATAACGGGTGGAGCCGGAACTGGAAAGAGTCATCTCATAGGCGAAATTTTCGGCGCTCTTCACGCCACAAAACATATGGCGGTTACTGCGATGACTGGATCAGCGGCTCTTCTCATCAGGGGTACGACCCTTCACAGACGGTTGTCACTCCGTCTCGCCAAGGGGACCGCTGCTGAAATCGCCCACAACATCTCTAAATATCGCAAGTTCACCGCCTACTACGACATTTTGGAACTGGACCTGCTCATCATCGATGAGTGCTCTATGCTCAATGATATCTTGTTTGACAAGGTTTCAAAAGTTCTTCAAATTTTGAGGAAAAATTCAAACCCGTTTGGGGGCATCCAAGTGGTGCTGGTCGGCGACTTGTACCAGCTCCCACCGGTCGAGGGTCGATACTGTTTTCAGTCGGACCTTTGGACCAAGTGTCATTTTCAAATTTGCGAACTTACACAAAACATGCGACAAAAAGATGACGAGCCTTTCATGGAGATGCTCAAGCGTCTTCGGCTCGGACGGTGCTCTCGAGAGGACCTGTTAGTTTTGCGTTCACTCAAGGAGACTCAATTTCCAGAAGCAATTGAGCCTACGAAGCTGTACTGTAAAAATGTGGATGTGGACCGTATCAACTCCGATGCGCTACAAAAGATCGGTGGTCAACTCTTCACGTATCCGACCAAGTATACAGGGTCTTCTGAAGCGTCAGTGCGGTACGCCAAAGCGTGCAACGTCCCCGAACAGGTGACGGTGTGTATGGGTGCGCAAGTGATGGTCACGTACAACTACCTCCCGGCAGCGGGACTCGTGAATGGGACGCGAGGGGTCGTGACCGCCCTAGATCAAAAGACCGTCACGATCCGTCTACTGGATGGGAATGAAGAAATAATTCCTTTCATCAAAATTGAACAAGATGACGACCCTGATGTCGCGCTTGATTTCATGCCCCTCAAATTAGCCTGGGCTGTGACTATCCACAAGTCACAGGGAATGACTCTGGATGCGATTGAGATTGACATTGGGTCAAACATTTTCACGGTTGGACAGGCGTACACGGCGCTGAGTCGCGCCCGAAGCCTCAAGTCGGTACGAGTAGTTGACGTGGCTGCTCGCTCATTTTGCACCAGTGAAGATGTGATTGCTTTTTTTGGAAATGGTCTTAGAGTCAGTGATAGTATGAAAAGTAACTAAAATGATTTACATTATCCGTGACATCAAATACGATTGCAATTTGGTCTACGTCGAGACGCGCGAGGAAGCTGTCCGGATCTGCGGAGAGCTTCCAGGCACTTTCACATGGGAGCCACTCGAGTTGTTTTCGATCACCGAGAATTCATGAAAAATAACAACCAGGTGGACACGGCGATCCAACACCACATTGATGATACCGTGCCATATTTTCTATAAAAGTAAATACTCATGAACAATGTTATCATTGCCACTGCAAAACTCTTATAGTATCCTGCAATCAAAAGCGGACTGGCGAAAAATACAACCCATGGTACTAAAAGTGTATACGAAGGTACCCATTTCCATTCGAGATGCCCGTTCCCACCTACTGTCGTATGAAAATCCAATTTTTGTGTTGTCAATAACGCCGTCACATATATAGCGTAACCCGCAAGCATCTTGATACGAAATTCTACATTTTCAATCATATATATTGCCGCGACGGGTTCGAGTAGAATAATGAGTGCGGCAGCTTTGGAACCAAGTGTATTAAGACGTGGCACATCTAAGTTTTTCCATAGAAAGTATTCGACGAGCTGAACCTGTGTAAATAAAATCATAAAGATCCATAATTTAGGGTCGTACCCATACGTCGCTCCCGCGAGTGACATGGCAGCTGCCCACGTGGCGAGAGATCCATTCGCACTCCAACACATATATAAAATAATGAGTATTTTAATTTATAAGATGGACCCCGCCATATGGGGCAAACTCCCATGGGATCTCATCGAACAAATAGCCTTGTTCGCTGATTTCGATACGCGTCGTGCTCTTGGAGTTCCACCTCGGAAGCTTCCAAAAACAGACTTTATTCCGCGACCCATAGAACCCACGACGTTTAGATACTTTGCGGCGCTCAAAAAAATTGTGTACCTTAACTTTGACGAATCATACGACGTGTTCACGTGGGAGGTTTATGAGGACATAGGACCAGATGGAGATGCGTGGATTTGCGCGCGACACGGGAGACACCGGGGTGTGTGGAAAGGACTCGATGATTTCATGTACTTTGATGCACGTCCGCCGTGGTGCCCGATTCACTTTGCGGGAATCCCTGAAATGTGTTAGAGACACCGAGCGTGTAAAATCAAATGGAAAAGGCTATCATAAAATACTGTATCGGTGCGTATACGTATGGCGCGTTGCGAACCATCTCCTACGCACCTCCTCTTAAAAAGGACGAGTACGTGACGGATCGTGTAGGGCGCATATTCATGCATACACTCGCATCATCCTTTATGGCTCCAGGGTATCTATTCAAGGATATCAAGAACCTCGAACACGTCGTCCGCAAGATGCCCGGACCCATCGACCGGACTCCATGGTCTTGAATACCGATATGGTGAAACTAACGCCGCGCCCGTCGTCGGGCTGCGGCTGCTGTTCTGATTTTATGTGCGGTCATCTTCAATTTGTATTTACGCAAAAATTCCATCGCTGGTATGCTTGGTACTACAGGTGGCTTGGAGTTAGGGTTTCTCGCGTTTGTTAAATTAAACCTCATAGGGAGAATTGGGTTATTTACATACATAAATGAATTTTTCGTAAGTTCACCCATGGGTGTATTTCCAATGCTCATATGTACGGTTTCTTCTTTGACGAATTCTAAAAACTCGGAAGGATGACATAACATGACCTGAGTCTGACCTGATGGGAAAAACCATCCATTAAACTTGTTTCTTCCACAAAATCTCAAAGCTATAAGTCCGTTATAACTTCCATTGTATTTATAATTGAAAGAATAGCCTAGGCTCCAAGAAAGTTTTTGCATATTTGATCTATCATCAAGTCTCATAAGCGTCACGTCTTTCTTTACTCTATAAGTATAAACAACGGGTTTATGCCGTGAATTCCTCTTTCTGATTGCCCAGTAGATTGCCTGTCTCTTGAGTCTTGCGAACCAGCTTCCACCATACACACTGGGTATGTCATTCGGCATAGACAACCCTGAAACGGTACCGTGATATAACATGGTACCCGCTCGAAGTACCGTTGTTTTAAAATTGTTCATGTTTAGTTTATTAGGATTATTGGGAGAATTTCTCCTTGGAAAATTGTTTGACATTTTATATTATAGTCGCATTTTTTTCGACCGGAGTCCGTGGTCTTAAAGCTTCTTGACGTGTTGTTGGTAGGAAATGATATTCACATGGCTAAACGACGATGAACTTCGTGAAATAGGGTGGGAAGAGGAACATATAAATTCGGGTCTCGTGGGTCAGGTGGCTGCGTTCTTTTTCGTGAAGGACGAGAGTGACGTGTATAACGTCCGGAGAAACTTCAAGAGCGCAACGTATGAACTAACAGAGAATGTGACGTTTCGCGGCGAGGAATGGGCTGCTCTCATCACGACGTGGATTTAAATAATTTAGGGTAGGTATATTAATGGGGTTCGAAGACTATATTCGCGAGTCTGAAAAAAGACAGGAGAGACTTGCAAAAATAGCTGGTCAGAAGCGTGGATGCAATCTTAATAATTTCTTGTGTGAAATATATGGAGGCATTTGTCGCTGTATTGAGTCTTGCCGCCAAGGCTGGCACTGGAACGAAGGAGGAGAATGTTGTTAAGCTTCAGATGGATGATGCAAAGATTCCCATGAAGATATTGGATGCGATTGAGAGACATATGTCAGCTGAGACTTCACCAAACAAGGAGACTCTTCTCGCGTGGTCCAATGCCGTCAAGGATTTGCTTCAGGAATACGCCATGACGGAATATCATAGAAATCAGCTTATAAATATCAAACGGGTAATCACTTCCCATGATAGAAATCTCGGAGACTCTATTGACATGATTCTCTTTTCTCGGTGCTCATTCTGGCCCGGGAAGATTGCGTTCAGTCGCTATTAAAGTCGTAGCTCGTGTAGAAATCAAATGAGTCTGTCGGCTCTGTGCAAGGTTTGCCTGTACTACAATCATGGCGACAAGACGTGTGGTCGTTCAATCGTGGCTGTCAGTAAGGGGAAGATCTATCACGACTATGCCAAGGCTGTCCGTCTCGACAAGACCAAGTGCGGACCCCAAGGCAAGTGGTTCGACGAGGTGATGGGACCCGACGGACTCTCCAAAAAGTCGCCGGTCGATGAACTCTTCGAATCATTTGATATTTAAAAATAATTTATGAAGTTATATTAATGCCAACTCGAAGCAATTTACTTTTAAAATATATTAAACAAGGATCACCCCCAAAAGTTACGCGTCGGAATGCCCTCTTAAAAGCAACAAAAGGTCCTACCCGGCGCGAGGCTCTCATGAAAATTATAGGACCAATTCCCCACTTGATTACGGGATACAAAAACACAAAGGGTCGCCCATTCTATGTGACTCTTAAAGGAAGTTATATTATTCGCGTGAATGGCAAATCGGTGTACGGGCGCAAAGCAAATTCGTGTCATGTCCCCGTCAAGATCCGCCCGCGCAAGTGTAAGAGCAACAAGGCTTAGAGTCACCCCGCGTGTACTTACTAACCAAATGGCTGACCGTTCCCTCATTTTCCTGCTTGATCGCTCGGGGTCCATGGAGACGTGCTGCGATGACACAATTGGCGGATTCAATTCATTCGTCAAAGATCAGGCGGCTCTCGGGGGCAAGCTCACCCTAATTCAGTTTGACCACGAGTATCTCATGTCGTACGAGAACAAGCCCCTCGGGGAGGTGGAGCCCTTGACGACGACAACTTTCAAGCCTCGCGGTTCTACGGCTCTCCTGGATGCGATTGGTCGTGCCATTAAGGAGTGCAAGACCGAGTCTATTCCTACAATCATCATTCTGACGGACGGACAGGAGAATTCAAGCCGCACCTATACAAAGGCGCATATCAAGGATCTCATTTTCGAGCGTCAAAAGGAGGGCTGGACTTTCATGTACCTGGGCGCAAACCAGGATGCATTTGCAGAGGCGGGGTCTATTGGAATCGACCCGGCAGGTACCATGAACTTCGACGTGAACAAGACTCCTGATGTATTCCGTGCTCTGAGTGCCACCGTCAGCCAGCGCGCAACCTACTAAAATAATGATGTGTAATAGTAAATGTTTGGTCAGAAGAAAACTGGCTTTTCTCTTAATAGTATCACCAAGGCTGGCGCGTCCCTAGGATTCACCCCCAATGTCCTCAAAAAGACTATAGGAAGTTACGGTTCACAACTCGCGGGTGCAGCAAAAGCTGGACTGAACGCGCGCGTTGCCAGCACCGCTACTGGTTTTCAAACTAAAATTGCTGGCGCCCCTCCCACCCCAACACCAATTAAGATTCAAAATGCAAAACCCATTTCTCCTCCTGGAACTACCCTCTAAGCTGCTGCCACTGTAGCGGCTGACATAGCCTGAGCCGCCGCAATCAGACCCTGGAGACGCGACTGCAGCTGAGCATTCTTCATCTGCTTCGTTTCCCCAAGACCTGAAATAAGTGCATCAATCTGGCTATTCATAGCTTGCTGCGCCTTTCTCACATTATTAGGCGCCATCAAACCCTGTATCTGCTCAGTGGTTGGGACAGCCGCCTCTGCTGCACCAAAATTTGGAAGACTCTTGGCAACAGCCACTGCTGCCGCAACCTCTTCAGCTGAAGGAGCCTTGAACGCCTTGAATGCAAAATACCCTGCAATACCCATAGCAAGTACTGAAAAGCAAATTATGAAAATTGAAAAATTCATGTTATTGGTCGTATTTTTGTCCTTATCTTTTTTATCCAATTTCATGTATGTATTGATATTCATAGCTCCGAGAGCAATACCTATAACGGCTATAACCATAAAGGCGGCTGGGATCATAGCCTCCTTGGCACCCATTATTATGACTCAATATATTTTATAAGACTCCAGCGATTTTAACCTGTGAAGCTCCCCGAGCAACGAAGAACATGATGAGACAGCACCCGAATAAAACCAAGAATGCAATCCATGAATTCCACAGATTTTGCTTCTTTGTCTTGTCCGCCTTGTCACCCATATTCTTCTGCTGGATCCAGCCAGCCAAAGTTCCTATGAAAATTGCAAACATGATGAAAGCGCACGCGGCGAAACCGTACGAAGCGATCTTGGCTGTGCCCTGAGCGGCATTCTTCGCCATCAGAACCTCACCAGCGCCTGGGATGGCATAGCCTACAGCCTTGGCAGCGAGTTTTCCCTCGATGCTCATTTTCTATTACTTGGCATATACTATTTTCTCACCGAGTACGCCCTGTGTCTGACGCAAAGCAGCCTGGAATGAGGGCTTTGACCACAAAAGCCAACGAGACCAGAATCCCGCGGTATATTTCCCATTACGTCCCCACGATTCTCTCTTTTTGTGGCGAACCAAGTACCGTTCCATACGCTCCTTATTTTTGTGGATCGTATAGTCCGAGTACCCCTTGCGCCCGAATCGAACGGTTTTTCCATTCGAAAAAACTGCCATGAATTTGTGCGTGCCGTTTCTAGACTTGTACAGCTTCACAGTCATCGAATGCTAATTCTTACTGAGATATAAATCAAAAGAACCAAAATGATGATGTTAAAGGTTATGTACCCTGTTATATAAGGGAACGCAGTATCCCTTATTGCGTTATTTTCGAGGATCATATTTAATACCTGCTTGGTAAGAGAGTCCTCCTCTCCATCTTCACTTGACGCCATGGATCGCTACCTTCCTAAACCGGTACAAAAAAATAGTCATGAATTTACGAAACTAGGACCTGTCGTGTGTATTCTCGGGAAAACGGGGATTGGTAAAACCTGGCTCGTCCACCACACACTAGAAAGGTTTCTCGAGCTGACCCCGGACATCTTGAGGAGCAAGCAGGATACCATTGAATTTTTAACTAAAATTAAAAATTCTGACCTGCCAGTGGTTCTTGACGAGTATGAGTGTGTGACAGACCTCATAGGTATCCGTGAGATTACCGAACCACCGACAAGAGGTCTCTTTGTTATAGTGTCTCAGGTTCCCGTGAAATTTGATTTTGAAATTAATGTATACAACGTGCCTGTGAAAACCCCCGAAGAAATTAAGAAACTTTTTCCAAAGGCTGATCCTCAGGTGATTGCGACGTGTGACGGCGACCTCAGGATCGTGGCTCAGAGCCTCGAGTTCAAGTCTGACGTGCGTGACGATTTTCAGACTCCACGCGATTTTCTGATTTCACTCGTTTCAAAAGAATCGAAGGTGAACCCGGTCTATTACATAGGTCATCCCGTTCAGGAACCTGGAAATATAGCTTCAATTTTACATGAAAATTACCCTGATAGTAAAGGGGACCACGCTACTATCATAGATATGTTGAGTCAGGCTGATATCATCGAGTCTAGAGTATATGCCGGTGACTGGGAACTTCTTCACTATTTCAATTTATGGGGTTGTATTTTACCATCCGTAGAAATTGCACACACACTCAGGTCAAAGCTTAGACCTGGATCTACATGGACCAAGTATCAGAATATGTGTATGCGTGCTAAAAGAATAGATGCCATGGCAAATAGAATACCTGGGAAACGTTTGTGTTATGATGAGCTCCTGGTTCTTAGAGAGTTTGCCGAACATGAGAATGTAGATGTCCTGAAAGAATATGGACTCCAACCTCAGGACATTGACGTTTTGAATCATCTCAGCCCGCTGCGTAAAATGAAACCCAAGACTGTGAGTCTTCTTAAAAAGTGCCTTGATAATAAGTGATGTTCTGGATAGGACATCTATTAACAACTCGTGCGTATTTTGGGAAACTAGAGTTGGATGATATGTTCTGGGCAATTGCACCCGATTTACCTATGGCACTTTTTTTATCACCCGGTGGGGCATTCGTGGATCCGAACACGCCCTGGCGAGTAATAAAAAACTGGTCTTCGTATGTATGGTTTTATAAGTTCCCACACTCTTTATGGTTTTTAATTTTAATTCAAAATTCAAGAGCCAGAAATATTTACGCCTTTCATATCCTGATGGACCTGCTGAGTCACACAGGTGAGTGGTCTATAGAACCATTTTTCCCCATGGGTCCGGCTATACATGGGATATGGGATCCTGTTGAGTGGGTCTAGGCGGGGACAACCTCGTCATCCGCTGGGGGTGGCACCTCAGCAGCCTGTGCCACGATGCTCACAGGCTCCTTCTTGATGGGGGCGCTCACCTGAGGAATATTGATGGCACCCTTCTGGAACTTCTCGGTGAACTTCTTGTACAGGAAGTAACCGATGACCAGGATGGCAATCAGCGCCACGATGTTGAAGATGTTAAATGGGCTCTTCGCCTTTATCTCGCCAATAACCGCGCGCTTCACATGATCGACAACTGGAACAGCAGACTGCATTACTAAGAATTCGTGTTTTTTCCAGGCTGGGGTGCCGCACCCCCTAGTTGAGTAGGTTAAATGGAACTCGAACGTGTTTGGGCTGATTTCGATTTGCTTAGGGTCCAGGCTGAACCCCTCGCAGAGCCGACTTCAAATGTCGAACAATACCTGTGTCGGTTCTGTGGCGGTCCCAAAACTTTTGACGGAACTGAGATAGATTTACCAACATGCATGGAATGCGGAGTTCAGGATGATGCGTTTGTGTCCGACGAGCCTGAGTGGCGAACTGGGGCGGACCTCGATTCTGGTGGTGCAGATCCTACCCGCGTAGGCGCTCCTATCAAGACTGACCTCTTTTCAGCCGCTTGGGGGATGAATACCATGATTGCTGGTAAATCCAAAATGGCTCGATTAAATCTACACGCTTCTATGAACCACAAGGATCGTGCTCTGTTTTATGCTTACGCTGAAATTACTAGAATATGCAAAGACGTCCTCAAGTTGACTGATAACGTGATTTATGATGCAACTATCAAGTATCGGGCATTTAACAGTGCAGTCTTGACAAGAGGAGCTGTGCGCAACGGCATCAAGGCGAACTGCGTGTTCCAGGCGTGCCGCGAGAANAANGTGACCCGGACGACCAAGGAGATTGCAGATGCGTTTCAAATTCCTTCAAGAGATATTTCCAGGACTTTTGATATGTATCANGAGCAAAATCCTGACACGATGATCCACGTGACCCAGCCTGCCGATCTTATCCCTCGATTTATCGGTGGCATCTCGTGNATNCCGGAGAGTGATCGAGGGCGCGTCAAGTGCAAGATTGTCAAGGTTTGCAAGTCGCTTGAGGAGTGTGTGGAGCTCATGGGAAGAACACCCAAAGCGATTGCGTGCGCGGTCATCTACACGGTCCTGACTCAACTCGAACTCAAGCCAAACAAGAAGGAGATTTGCAGAATTTGTGAAGTTTCCGAGCCGACTCTAACTAAGATTGAGGTGATAGTTAAAAAAGAACTTGCTTGAAATAAAAATGTCAGGAATTGTGTTATTTGTAAGCACACCTTGTTACGGTGGTATTTGTCTCCAAGCGTATGCCGAGTCCATGCTTCGTCTCCAGCGCACGTGTGCAGCGAATGGCATCCAAATGATGCTCGACACAACAGAAAATGAGTCCCTCGTCCATCGCGCGCGTAACCTTGCTGTCGCCCGTTTCTATCAGAAGACCCAGGCGACTCACTTTCTCTTTATCGACGCAGATATCCACTTTGATCCCGAGTCCGTCGTGCGTCTCATCAAGTCTGGTCACGAGGTGTCATGCGCCGCGTACCCCAAAAAGACTGTGATGTGGGACCAGGCGGAAGCCTACGTTAAATCGGGTGAGACTGGACGCGATCTTGCGCGTGTCGCCGCGTCCCTCGTGCTCAACTTCCGCTACCAGCAGACTCAGATTAAGGATGGGTTTGCGGAGGTGCTGGACGGTCCCACCGGTTTCCTGCTTATTAAGCGCGATGTATTCAGAAAGATGTTTGCCCATTACCCCGAGCTTAACTGCGTGAACGACCACCAGAATAAGGACCTGGACGAGTACGTGGCTGTGTTTGACTGCATGATCGACCCCCAGACGCGCCGGTACCTTTCGGAGGACTACGCCTTTTGCCGGCGCTGGCAGCAGATGGGGGGTCAGATTTTTGCTGACTGTATGACTGTTCTAGGACACGTGGGAAATATCCGGTTCCAAGGAAAGCTTGAAGATCGTCTTAAGGCGACAGTAAGTGTGTAGACTATGTTATTCAAGACGCATCTTGAAGTTAAACTTAGCACCATTCCAGATTCCGGAAATGGCGTTTTTACTATCAGAGATATCAAACAGGGAGAACCTGTGTGTTACTACGCCGGTCACGATGAACCAGGTGGACAAAATAACATGGATCCATATGCAATACAGCGGTGTCAGTTTAATATGATTCGAATTGGACGTCGTGTTCCTGAAGGAACACACGGTGTTGGACAACTCATTAATGATGCGTCAAGTATAGACTTTAAAAATTTACCTTTAAATGAACACGGATTTTTTAGTCTAAAATCAATAAAAAATCTCGAAAATGATTATCATCGGTGTGCATTTGAAAAACTAAATGTAAGAACTGTAGAAGATGGTGAACAAATTATATTCTGCGCATTAAAAGATATTAAAGCCGGTGAAGAGTTATTTTTTGGCTATGGTCCCGACTATTGGGTTACACATTTTTGCGCAACTTCCGAATATCCCTTGCATAAATTATTGGTTTCTATAAAAATTGTGAAAGAAATATTAGACGAAAAAAACAACGAATCGGCTGGTAATTTCATGAAATTTATTGGTATAGAAGAGGGTGGAATAATCCATCAAGTACTTGGGGTGAATCCTGACGCAGATAATCTGTCGAAACTCAGATACATCTTGGAACAAGTTATCCGATTAAGTAGTTAAGACGAGCATGAGTGTATGAAGTAATGCCTACAAAAGTTTGTACATCTTGTATTATTGAAAAACAGTTTACTGATTTTTATTATCGAAACGATAGAGATGTGTATGAATCACAATGCAAAGAGTGTTGTAAAGCTCGAGGTAAAAACTACTTTGAAAATAACAAACCTAAAGTAGCACTACAATCAAAAAAATATCGTGAATCGAATCACGGCGATATTCTCAAGAAAAAGGAGGAATATCGTCAAAATAACAGAGAAATTTTATCAAAAAAGCAGAGTGAATACACGAAACTAAGGCTAGAAACTGATGATTATTTTCGTTTGAAAATGAATTTGAGAAGTCGGATCAAACAAGCTATAAAAAACGCATCCACTGTCAAGTCGGGTCCTACATTTGAACTTTTAGGTTGCACCCCCGACGATGTGCGTATTTTTTTAGAAGCTGAATTTGCACCTGGAATGACGTGGACTAATTACGGGAAAGAGTGGCACGTAGACCATATTAAACCATGCGCATCATTTAATCTTGAAGATCCTGAAGAGCAAAAAAAGTGTTTTAATTGGACAAATTTACAACCACTTTGGGCAATTGATAACCTTAAAAAAGGACCTAGATAAGGCTTAGAATCTTTTAAAATTAAATGACCGTTCTTCATATTTGTGCAGTGACTCGCAACAAGTCTATCAGTGCGACGACCCTACACACCATGATGAATCTCCATATGCTGTGCATGCAGAAAGGTCAACATCTCGAGGTTCATTTCGTCGAGGACCGTTCGTCCCTTACTAAATTGATAAAGAGCGGCGAGCGCCTTTTCTGGATGGACTATGGAACAAATTTGAACAATGAAATTCTTTCCAAGGTTGTCGAGCCGTTCGAGAAGGGTGTTCAGGTGCTTGTTTTTCCGTCAGTCAAGGAGGGAATTAACTGGGACCAATTCACGAAAAAGACAAAAGAAAAGTCATACGAGCCTGCCGGTCAGCGCGGGCTAGCTTTTGATACCGAGGTGGGGAGAAAGCTCGCAGAAGGTCTCTACGAGTGTGAAAATACAAATGCGCGTGTGTGGGCGATGGATACCAAGCCGGTTGATAAAAAGCTCCGGGGTGGTAAGGAGCCTATCAAGCTCCCACTCGAGGGTCCACCAGAAAACATGTTCAAGACGCTCAAGAATTTGGGAATCAAGATCGGGGTCATGTCTGAGGCGATTGTCGTGTGTCATTTCGTTCACGAGTGTTTCGGGAATATCCTCGAGGCGTCAGGTGTTAGGTTGGAGCCGTGAGAAGTTCAATCTCATCTAGGTCACGCGGTCTCATATAAATTTTTGTAGTATATATAACTACTGCCATGTTTCCAGTAAGTTCGACTATCATCATATCCACCTGAGCCATGAGAATGTGCATATACATAAACCAGTCAAACCAGCGATAAATAACCTCACCTATCGCAACTTCCTGAGCGTGTCTCCGCGCATACTCATTTTTTGGTTTATCATTCTGCACAGTCTGTATTAACCAGGGCGAAACCACTTCTTGCAAAACTGTTCGGGCAACTGTGCTAAGAATCGTATATATGATGACAATCGAATATCTCCAGCCAGTATTTATTTTTATATCTAAAATAACAAGGTCTTCGCGAGGACCAAATGTGAAAAATTTGGTGGAGGTTTCACTCGCACACAACTTAACAGCCACACCTAGAAAAATGGTACAAAATCCCGCCCATGCTAAAAGTGCCTTGTTTATTCGATCCACGGGGATCATCTAAGTCTTGCGCATTAAAAATTCGTGTCTTGTCGACGCATGGGTTAGGGTTGGGATACAAAAGGTAAACACAAATGGCGTTGGAGTACTGTGAGATTGCCATGCTATATTCTCGCCTTCTTAAATTTGGGCGCGACGAAGACCCCGAAATCCAAGCTTATGTTCAAAAGCTGTTTTTCAAGGGGCATCAGAAGTCAAAGGCTTTTGCCCATGCCCGCGACGGGCTTTCCCGGCAGGGTCACAGGTACACTGACGAGGAAAAGCTGGACCTGATGTGCCACGTGACTGACTTCCTGCTCGAGGGCAAGTATCCTGATTTCGACTACATTTCCGAGCACATGCTACGGACCCCAGATGCTCTTCAGCAACAGACGCAGAAACTGCTCGTAGAAGCAAAGTGGACTTGGGCGACGCTTATGGAGACCTACGATATCCGCCGTGAGGATGCTGAATTGCTAATTGCGCCGCAGCACAAAACTTTCGTGTAATGTCACCGCCTTAAACAAACAAACGTCTTAATAGTCAAGAAACTCAGATGGGCGAGGATGCTGTTTCAGCATCCGGGCGTAGCCCCCTGCTGAATTTCATCCAGGAGTCGTGGAAATCTGACGGGACTAGATTTCCAGGACCCCAACCCGTGTCGATCGAGCGTAGGCACTTTTCCCTGCTTAAGCGTCAGCCCTATTTAGTCTGCGAAAAAACAGATGGCGTGCGCCACTTGCTTGCGAGTACTGAAGAGGGGGTATTTTTGGTAAACCGCGCGTTTGTTATTGAGCCGGTTAAAATTCGCGTACCCAAGGACACTTTACTCGATGGCGAACTCGTGAAAACCAAGGCGGGCAAGAGCCTATTTGTGGTTCACGATGCCGTACGAGTCAAGGGGGAAACTCTCACGAGTCAGCCCCTGAATTATCGCCTCGATGCTGCGCGCAAGGTGATCAAGGGAATCATCAAGACGGCGCAAGCTCCCTTTGAAATTCGGGTCAAGACTATGTACTTGTGGGGTTCTGAGCAATTACCGCCACTTGATAGTTTCGAGTATGAGACGGACGGGCTTGTGCTTACACCTATCAACGAGCCTATTCGCATGGGAACTCACGAGACGATGTTCAAGTGGAAACCCAAGGAGAGAATAACCATCGATTTCCAGTTGAGAAATGGGTGTGAGCTATGGGTGCAAGATCGCGGGGTTCCTTATAAGGAGGCGGATTTGCACACAAGAAATCAGCGCCCCGATTTGCCTGACGGGACGATAGTGGAGTGTGGGTACGGCGACCTAGGGTTTTTTGTGGAAAAGGTCCGGACCGACAAGACACACGCAAATAATCGCCGCACGTATTTCCGGACCATGGTCAATCTAAGGGAAGATATTCAGATTGGAGAGTTAACCAAGTGAGCGCTTCGGACGATACCATGCTTGATAAAACTCCCCCTTCATGTTTAATATATCAGGAACTTCGTGAATCGTTTCATCGTCCTTAATGTACCATTTATCGTATCGTCTCACGAGTAAAGCATAGTGCCCTCCTTGCTTATGTCCCATATGTAGGATACACGCAAAGAGCTTGCGCCCCTCAAACTCAAAAGGAATTTCAATTGGAAATTTATAGTCGTACATCGAAAAAGAAAAATTGGTGAACTTTGGCCACCGGGTCACCGTACTGGTCACCCTAGCCTCTTCATGGTCACCACCCCCTTCGTCCTTGTAATTTTGAATTAAAATTGATTTTTGTCGGTCCTCGAGTAAATCCTGGAGGCGGCAGGGTTCAGACACGTCTAGGATAAGTGTCGTAAATTGGTTAGTGATTGTGGAGGTCCCCCCTTCCCATGCCGTCTCCTGGGACTCGTCGCCGTTAAAGAGGTCAGTGATAAACTCCTTTCCGAGTGACTCTTCGAAAACATCTATGAGCAAAAGAACCACCTCCTGAGCATCGTGTTGGCGCCCCGGGTCAAAGCGTGGAAATCGGACACGGAAAGCTCCCAAGAGGTCACTCGGGCTCACAGGTTTTGTCTCTCCCTTGATGAATAGATAGTGAACTATCTTTTGGTACTCTTTGGTAATGTCACACTGACACCTAGACAGGTCAGTATCGAAAAAGTGTTGCGTGAGGGGAGGCACGTGCGCTAAACACTGAATGGCAGTATTGAAATAACATGTATTTCCCAAATTATATAGTCCTCTCATTTCTACTTGAATTCATTACTATTTTCCTCTCTAACAAGTTTTCGTGTCATGTCATGCCTTAGAGACGAAAGGTTTAGAATTAGCAAATGCAAATGGCTCACCGCCTCTTTGACCAGTGGGAGCCGATTATCAACTCGCACAAAGACCGTGAGAATATCGAAATTGAGTTTCGGTTCGGGCGCAAGTCGCAAAGGAATTTCGACACGAATGTGGGTCGGGACACATTCCAGAAACTCCTGATTGCCCTGGAAGCCTATAACGGGTGGGAGGAGAAAAGGCACACGACCGCTACGGTCTATTATTTTGATGGAGGAAAGCGCCTGACGGTCGATGAGGAATCGGAGGAGCAGGTGGGGTGCATCAAGCAAAGAGTCAAGGTGGACGACTTTGCGCTCGAGGGACACCCATTTGATATCCGGCTAGGGATTTCGACTGAGGAGCCGTTCGAGTATGATGGTGAAGAGACAAGTAATGAGCAAAAGACCAAGGAGCGTTGGTCTTTTGTTCGCAAGAATCTCTCTATTGACCTGAGTATGATCAAGGGGGACCCAGAGGACAAGGACTGCGACGAGGATACAAGCTATCAGGTGGAGATGGAGATTGTAGAGCCGGGTAAGATCCAGTCAAGGGATGAGCTGTTCAAGCTATTGTACAAGGTCTTTGACCTTTTGAAATGCATTTAGACCTTCTTCTTTTTGCGTATTGTCTTGCGTGTCGTCTTTGCCACAACGTTTTTGTTCCATGCATTCTTGAGTCTCTGTATTTCTTTAGTAGCTACGTTCTTCCCCTTCAGTGCGGCGCGTATTTCACTCCACGTCCAATTGCCACCCGAATTTACACCATGTCTCTCCAACTGATTTGAGAAATTCACAGGGATGTTATAGACGTTATAGACTCTCTGATTGACGGGCGCGCGTGGTTTTTTAGCGTTCTTTATGCCTCGCAATTCCTTGACATTCTTAAGGAATTGCTTGTATGCCTTATTTGCATTCACCTTGAGTGGGTTCCCGCGCGCTCCTGAAGGCAGTTCTCTGTACTTGACCATAAATAGACCCTCGTTTCCATTTTGGTATGCATTGCCCAGATTTTGCTGCAGACGCAATCCGAACTCTAATTCCTTTCCAAAATTCTTGTTCAGTGAGTTTGAGTTTGAGTTTGAAGGGGAAGGTGTGGCTGGACGACGAGGCGCGGGTGGGACCACCATCACAACGGGCGCCTTTCCTTTCGTCTTGTTTTGAATCATAGCCGCAATGTTGCGCTTTCCCGTAGTATTGGATGCGCCAGCAATACCCAGGTTACGCGCGATGGCTAAGAGTTCAGGCTGTGTAAGGCGCGTCCACTCACGTCCGTTAATCTTTAAAACACCTGCGTTAACATTCAATTTATGTTTTGGTCCGTTCGTTGCAGTGACGACATTGCTTCCGATGCTGAAAATCTTACGTACAGCTACTGGGATATTCTTTCCAGCATCTGCGTATTTCTTAATGACCGTCTTGCGCCCAGCTGCGAGTCCCGCAGGCACCGCCGCCCAGTAAGGCTGCTTACCAGGACCGGGTCTCACGTAGAATCCTGGTTTCTCGGCGTTCCAGCTTGGGGCGCGTCTGTTTGCCGTATTTGCGTACTTCTTCTTGTTCTCAGCCTGTGCGTTATTAAGAGGGTATCCTGCATTTCTAAACACTTTCAGGGTATGTGCGGGAATGGGCTTTCCAACCTTCTCAAAAGCTTTTTTGACCTTTGTGTAGACAGATTTAAGGTTAGCCTTTGAATTGAGAACCGCGGGACCCTGCTCGAGTTGTGTGTAATATTCGTATGGGTAAAGCCGAGGTTTATTGTTGGGACCTGGGCGAATATAGTACCCACGTGGAACAGGGGTTACAAGTTTATTCCATGTACCCGCGGATGGGTACCGGCGTGCAAGGCGCTCTCTATTAGTCTCGCCACGCTTGGTCACTGCATTTCCAAAAACGGCATTTGAAGATCCTGGAACTGCAAAAAACTGTTTGAAAAACTCTTTGGGAACTTCGAGATCTTCTGAATTTTTAAGTCCAGTGAACAGTACCGTCCCATTCTCGAAAATTGTATAAGTGAATTTTGGTTTCTTAAATTTGAGGACCAGTGACTTGAGTGTTTTGCGTGGCACCTTGGTTCTCTTTTTCTTTCCGGGCACATACATGGGTTCGGGGCGCTCACCAAATCCTAAACCCCAATTCCCTTCTCCAATATTAGGGCTCCGCTCGTTACCACCACCGCCATTTGCATTTGGAGACTCGCTCAGAGCCTCCACCTTCCCTGAACGCAGGGATGGTTTTTCAATGAGGGACGAAGAGCCTTCGAGTAACTTAGCAAGAGCTTCGAGATTAATCTTTCTATTGACTTTAAATGTTCCGTTGATTGTTTTTATTTGGTAAGGCTTGTTACGGTTCGCCGCCGTGATCCATCCGTTAAGATAACATTTGTTAAGAGCCATGGCAATTTCTTCAAAATTTCCCGACCCGCTAATTGAAATTTCCTTGGTCGTCATACGAAGTGTGAGTTTCCCACGCTTTGCAAACACATAGTTTATTCCCACGGGATTCCCAATCCACTTACCCTCGTGGTAGCGAATCTGTGGTTTCCAGCCCTTGGCTATCGCGTGATAGCCATACACTTCTCTGAAGCCGACAGGTGCATGTGTAAATATTCTGGGGATATCCACGTGCGCATCGACAGACGTCATGAACGAAGTGATTTTAGACTTGGAAAGGCGAACTGATGAACCTACTGAAACAGTTGGAAGCTCCATCCCTTTGAGCGCCGCATTCACGTTGGCTTCTCTGATGGGGCTTTCAGGTTCATATAAAAATCCAAATTGTTCACCCTTTTTAGCGCGCTCGTTTCTAGCTTGGCGCTCCTTTTCGAGCCGGCTACGCACATTAGACCGTAAGGCTGATAAAGCTCGTGCTTCTGCAGACGTATTTCGAGTTTTGATGCCTGAATTTTCTGTAAAAACGCGCTTCGAGCGAAAGATACGTTGTATCTTTCTCGCGGCGGCGGATGCATTCATTCTCTATTATTTTACTATATTTTAATTTTCAGTCGACACCAGATCGATACCGAAGATGAATGGCTGTAGAGCGTACGTAACCCCGTTGTAAATCTTCGAGTCTGTCCTGACTTCAACTTCGCGCGAACTGAACGGTCCTGCGTAAATATCCTGGTTGAACTTTGGTTTTTCGCCAAGTGCATTCTGACTGCAGTGCTGCTGATAGTGCAGAATGAAAACCTTTTGAGGCACAAACAAGTCTGGACCGAACCGAACCTTTTCGGACGCCAGGAAGTGCTGGAGCGAGTTGGTGACTGACGCCACCTGACTCTGGATCGTCTTGAAGTACTTGGGGAGTACGTTCCAGATGTCCTTGTCACTGTATTTACTTGCGTAGTCAAGATACGCCCGCAGACACTTGCACAGGATGGTTGGAATTTCCACGTCAAGTTTCTTCTCAAGATGAGGATCAGAATCGTTGTCTGCAATTTGGCGACCAAAGTTGATTGTCACCAAACGACGCAAGATGGATCCAGAATTGTCCTTCCAGTTTGGAACCTCATTTCCACCCAAAATACCTGGCGTCTTCCACTGAAACGTCAGAGCCGTGTCAAACTTGCGCGCGATGCTCACATCCTCACCGGACACGAGCGACTGGAATTCCGCCTGCTCGAGCTGAAGATCGCCCTTGACCTCGGGGCTGATGAACATGAACCCGTTGTAGATGCTCGAAAGCCCAAACTTTTTCTCGATATTATTCGAAAGCACCGAAACATCCTCCGTCTCGTAAAATTTGCGGCACACCTTGGTGATGAGCGTGGACTTGCCTGACCGGGCGATACCCTTGAGGAACGGAATCACCTGCCAGCCGTCAATCTCATTCACGTCAAAGCACAGACGCCCCATGAACACATAGACCCACTTGGCAACTTCTGGCTCGAGCTTCTGATAATCGAGAACACGCTGCATGTTAGGCGTGGGAATGTCCCACCAATTTTCAAGATCGTCATATGGATTAAAAGGTGCGTCAAAATACTTGCAACTCACGATAGTTGGGTCAAGCTCGTGGAATTCGTGAGAATTGTAATCATAAAACTTGATCTTATACTTTTCACCGTCCCAATCCTTACCGATCAAGAGCCCATTCTGAAACGACCAAACGTGCCGATCCTTCTTAATCTCTGGAAACTGGAAATCCTTGCAGTTGGTCATGTGCTTGACCACGTCAGACACGAGATTCCCACGGCTTGTGAGGTTTTTCCACATCTCAGGCTCATCCTCCTTTTGTGTGACGTCATACACGTAATCCTTGATATCCTTGACGATGCGCCAGGCACGCGTGTTGCGAATCTGCATACAGCACTGACCCTTGTAGCGGCGGTATCCCTCATCATACGCGCGATGAAGCAGGTACAAAAGAAGCTTTTGATACGGACTCATGTCATCATCATCCTTCAGACTCATGTCAGTATTGTCTATCGCGAGAGTCGGGTTATTGATTCTGTTGTGTCGACGTTCCCAGATGCGGTACTGGTCAAACATCTCCTTGCGATCCACGATAAGTCGCCGAACTCGAAATTCAAGAGTAAATTCATCTCCATTAAGATCTTTGCTTGATGTTTTGTTTGCTCCAAGAGCCTCGATCCGAATCAAAAGGGTCCGACAACTGTTAATGAATCGGTCCTTTCGAATTTTGATATGTTCTTGATCATAATTTATAGGGTACTGGTCCTGATCCCTCTCCTGAGTCTCTGGGAAAAGAACAAATGCCCACATTTTTTCAGATGCGAGTGTATTCCCGCGAATATCAAAACCAGCATCCTTTTCTGCTTTTGAGATGCAAGTTTCAAGCTCAGCGACTGTCCATGTATTGATTTCATTTGTCTGATTTGCAATCCGAATTTCTTCTTCATGTTCAGGTGTTACATCTTTTTGAATTGTGTGGACACGCCGACTTGCCATTATTGAAATCACGCGAGACTTTTTTAAGGCTCCATAGGCTCCGGTGCAACTGGAGTCGAAATCTTCGAGAGACGCACAGTCGCTGCGCGACTGGTTTTTAGGCAGGAGCCTCAATTCCAGTTGGTGTCACAGGAACCATCTTATTTAGAGCTGCTACAATCTTGACCAAAAGTTTGTTGTGCATCTCGAGCTGGAGGGCAATCTTCTCGGTCGCATCCTTGGTTCCTGCCAGAATGGTTGCAATGGTCTCGCCATCCTCGGTGGCGAGCAGGCTCGCGAGCGCCTCGAGCATATCTGGACCATCCTCGAAGTCTTCCTCGTCGAACTCATCCTCCTCATCCTCCTCTGGGGGTGGTGGCACTGGGGTCTTTGGGGGCAGTGGGCGACGCTGAGACATTTGTACTAATGATGTAGAAAATAGGTCTCAATTAAAATCGCGAGTAATACTAAAATGCCTGGTGGAGCCTTGCTTCAACTCGTTGCTTACGGTGCTCAGGATGTGTTCCTGACTGGCAAGCCAACAGTCACCTTTTTCCAGTCCGTGTACAAGCGCCACACCAATTTCGCCATGGAGGCGATCCCCCAGACTCTTGCTGGGCAGCCCAACCCCGGCGGGCTCGTTTCCGTGACGCTGGCACGCACCGGCGACCTGATTGGCGACATGTGGGTCACGCTCCAGCCTACCCCCACATCTTCAGCTCAGCTGACGACTAACAATAGCGTCGCTGATATGTGCTGGGTCGCCGAGCGTGCTTTCAACTCTGTCGAGCTCTTTATCGGTGGTCAGTCTATTGACAAGCACTACCAGCTGTGGTTCCGCCTGTATGCCGAGGTGTTCCTGGACGAGTCTAAGAAGTACAATTACGGAAAGCTCACTTCGCTGCCCGTGCCCAATAACGTGAATCAGACTTCGACCGGATACGTATACCTCCCTCTTATCTTCTTCTTCAACCGCAACCCAGGTCTGTTCCTGCCACTGATTGCCCTGCAGTACCACGAGGTCCGTATCGATTTCACACTGACTTCTACATATGCCAACTATTTCGGAACCAATCCCCCAGCCGTCTGGGCAAACTACGTCTACCTGGACAAGGAGGAGCGTGACAAGTTTGCCACCAAGAACCAGGAATATCTGATCGAGCAGGTTCAGTACGTGAACGGCGATCCAGTCGGAACATCAACCGAGAATACCCCCAGCGTCGTTCGCATCCAGTATAACCACCCAGTCAAGGAACTCATCTGGGTCTACCAGAATTCAGCCCCAAGCTCCAACCCCAACGCCATGTGGAATTTCTCATCGAATGTGGCAAATGTGAATTTAACTATTGACACCAACAAGCTGTCTCAGTCGGGTTCCCTGAGCCAGCCCCACAACACGGGCTGCCCAAATCTGTATATTCCCTCTGTGCTTTCATCGCCACTTTATTCGACCGCAGCTGGTTCCGTTGCCCAGTACGGCACTATTTATGCACAGGCGAACGTGCTTGCTGGTAACGTGCTGTGGGTCGAGACTGGTCTGCCCCAGTACGGCACCGCCAATGTGACGTACGGACAGGAGGTGGGTCCTCTGCACAAGTTCAAGCTGATTCTGAACGGCACGGATCGTGCTGCAGAGCAGTACGGCAAATGGTACAACCAGTACCAGCCTTACCAGTACCACACCGGTCACCCATACCCAGGAATCTACGTGTACTCCTTTGCTATCAAGCCAGAGGAGCTTCAGCCAAGCGGTGCTTGCAATTTCAGCCGCATCGATATGGCTCAGGTGGCAATCAGCCTCAAGACGGGCATGCCTTCCCTGGTCCAACAGATGTTCGCCGTGAATTACAATATCCTGAGAATTGCATCGGGAATGGGAGGTCTCGCTTTTGCCAACTAAATTTTTTTCTTGGGATATAGTACAAAATGGCCGGTGGACTTATGCAGCTCGTTGCTTATGGCGCTCAGGATGTGTATCTGACTGGTCAGCCCAAGGTGACCTTTTTCCAGGCTGTGTACAAGCGCCACACCAACTTTGCTATGGAGAACATCCAGCAGACGGTGAACGGCACCCCCTCCAACTCTGGACGTGTGTCCGTGACCATTGCCCGCAACGGCGACCTGGTCGGCAACATGTACGTGCGCCTGCAGCCAACCCAGGTGTCCTACTCCAACCTGACCTCAACCGGTGCCAACATCGACACCAACTGGGTGGCTGAGCGTGCCATCGCCGCCGTTGAGCTGACCATCGGCGGTCAGCGCATCGACAAGCACTACCAGACCTGGTTCCGCCTGTACGCTGAGTGCTTCCTGGGCGAGTCGGACAAGATCAACTATGGCAAGATGGCATCCAGCCCAGCACCAACCCAGGACAACACCAACGTGAACAGCGTGTACCTGCCCCTGCTGTTCTTCTTCAACCGCAACCCAGGTCTGTTCCTGCCCCTGATTGCCCTGCAGTACCACGAGGTCCGCCTGGATTTCGACCTGACTGCCTACTTCACCAACTACTTCGGCGTCAGCTCCCAGGTGTTCGAGGTGTGGGCCAACTACGTGTACCTGGACACTGAGGAGCGTCGCCGCTTCGCCCAGAAGGGTCACGAGTACCTGATCGAGCAGGTGCAGCACACCGGCGGCGACTCCATCACCGCCACCGGCAACCCAGGCGCCCAGACCGTGCGCCTGTCCTTCAACCACCCAGTGAAGGAGCTGATCTGGTGCTACCAGAACACCGTGTCCACTGCTTACAACAGCCTGTGGAACTTCACCGGCGGTTACGCATCCAACGTGAACGTGACCTGCGCACCATCCCCCATCTTCGCCCCAGGTGCTCTGCCCCACGACATTGGCTGCCCACGCCTGTACTCCAACGCCCTGGCTCTGCAGGGTCTGGCAACTGCCGCCCTGACCTCCAACGTCGGCTGGATGGAGGAGTCCACCAGCAACACGTCATCCGCCACCCAGATCGGCGTGGAGGTGGGTCCCCTGTACAACTTCAAGCTGGTGCTGAACGGTCAGGACCGCTTCAAGGAGCAGACCGGCAAGTACTTCAACCAGTACCAGCCATTCCTGTACCACACCGGCTGCCCCTACCCAGGCATCTACGTGTACTCCTTCGCTCTGCAGCCCGAGGAGCACCAGCCAACCGGCACCTGCAACTTCTCTCGCATTGACAACGCCCAGGTGGCTATCAACATGAAGAGCGGCTACGTCTGCCCCCTGCAGAAGATGTTCGCAGTGAACTACAACATCCTGCGCATCCAGTCTGGCATGGGTGGCCTTGCCTTCTCCAACTAAACGTAATAACCGCAGACGCACAAAGTGTTTCACACTTTGGTTTTTATATTAAAATTAAAAATAGCCCGTCAGGGCGGACTTCGGTCCCAAGGACGCCGCTCGCGCCCCTGAGATTGAATTTTAAAGAAAAGAAGAAATAGATGGTGACTATCGTCACAAGCCATTGGAAGGAAGATCTCACTTGGCTCAAGGAAACAGAGTTTCCGGTCGTCCTCATAGACAAGGAGGGTGCAGACCCCACGTGTTTTGAGCCAAGTTGGGTCATACCAAACAAAGGTCTCGAGGCTTCAGTTTACCTCAAATTCATCATCGAGAGATACCATGACTTGCCAGACCACGTAGCCTTTATTCACGGTCATGAAGCGTCTCACCACCAAAAACACTCCCTCCACATTTTAGAACTTATTCGAAATGCAAATACAAAAAAATATGATTTCATATCTTTGAATCACTGGTACAGGAACTATATGTTCCAGGATGAACCAACTTATAAAGCATATTTCACACAGTGGTGGGACGTTTATACAATGCCCTGCAAGAAACCACCGACAGGAATTGGCTTTATTTTATCAAATGTACCTGTCGGAGCTCAATTCATAGTTTCAAAGGAGAGAATACTCGCTAATCCACTTGAATTATACAAAAAATGGTACAACCTCCTCATGTCTCGTGGTAATCCAGATGAGGCTGTATTTTTTGAACATGTATGGTATCTCATTTTTGGTCAAACCATTTATTATCAAGTTCCAGACGATCTTTTCTTACTTCCTTTTGAGCCATATGATCACTGGTCGTAAAATTAAGTCTAGGATATAGTAAGTATGGCAGGCGGTTTCTTTCCTGGTCGCCCTTTTCGTTTTAACATAAAGTGCATCATCTTTACTGCAGTTTTAGCCGCTGGATACTGGTATCTCCCTCACAAGAATCCATGGGTCCTTGCGTTTTTAATTTGGTTCCCATATATTGCGCTCGCATGGTATGACTGGAAGTACAATTGCCAGGATAAACTGCAGCCAACCATAGTCCCTTTCGGACGGTATATTTGGCTGCCTTTCAAACCTCCTGGTTACAAGGAAGAATTTAATGAGCTTCCTCCCGATAAAATTGAAGCTATGAATAATATCGATCACCTCGCGGGGTGGACTCTCGTAGCAGGTCTCATTACCTGGAAATTACTTTCCAAGTCCCGCTAAGTGCCGAAAATTCCTCCTCGATGACATATGAACAAAAGTCTGGATTGAAGTTTGGGCTACAGCAAAAGACATCCAGGTATATTCTATTGAGTTCAGGATACGTGTGAGCGCTAAAGTGACTCTCGGAAAGTACGAGAACTCCCGTTGCGCCGTGAGGCTCAAATTGGTGAAAAGCTCGGGACACAACTGTGAACCCGCACCTTTCAGCGATTCGAATCATGATTCGTTCGAGATGTTCTGCTCGAGAAACCCAGACACCGTTGATGTGTCCAACTAAATGTAGGAACTGCGTTTCCATTTTTTATTCAACTAGTTTTGTTTTTAATACCGTGGGAACATCCCCTGCCATCCTGCAACAAGCAGAAACACGAAAGCAATTAGGAACATCAAACCAAAATAGTTCTGATATTGAGTCTTCATATTGGTCCGAGCCTGGGCAAAATTGGTAGCAGCCAGAGCGGCTGTCAGCATGAGAAAGAGGACCGTGAACCCTGTGTCAACTGCTGGCATTTATAATATAAATATATAAAAATGGAGGACCTGACAGGTCCTGCACTCGTCAAGGCGGTGTCTGCCTCGATGCCAGGATCCAACATATCAAATATACTAGACAAAACAAATGAAATACTTAATGATCGTATATTCAAGACCCTTAAGTATGACACATATGATACAGTGCTTCATTTGATTGAATATCTTTTAACATATGACCTGTCTGAGGAAAATATGTTCAAGATTCTGTGTATGGTTGTCGATGACGCCGAGTCCTTCCCTGAAGAGCTGCGAAAAGATGTTGTAAAATTCACACACTCTGAACTGTTGAATTCTGTTTCAAAATACTTGAAGAAAAAACCCAAGGTGTCTTGGTTCAAGAGGGTACTATGCTGTTCCAGTAAAAAGTGAGGAATATGCCTGCAACGACGAGGGTCAGTGACTTGACGATGGCGACCGAGTTTTTACGGGTATCTCCCTCCAGCATGGGCTGGACACCCAGGACAATCAATAACATGGCTATCAGGATGAGGATGGAATCTCCCAACATTTATTAGTTAAGGATATTTTTTTTAATATTTAAATGGAATTTGCGTACATTGATCCTACACATGCTTTATTGGAACTTACCAGGGGGAATTTTGCACCAATTTTAAATGATCTTATCACGCAGACTACTGTCGTACCTGAACCATGCGAACTCGACGAGTCATGGAAAACCTTTGAGAATGATCTTTCTAATTTTAAACTAAAATTCAAAAAGACTTCAGTTGACCTGGATCAAAAACTAGCCGAATTGAGAGATTTAGAGAAAAGTTCACAAATTTCGAAATTGATTATTGAAAATGTGGATTCAGCTGAGTTAAAGGCGAAACTTGTAGAAGCAATAGACAGCTACGAGTCCGAAACGGGTCTGCACACCCTGACTCAACAATGTGGGAAACTCAAGGGGCAGGTTGACGCGATGCAGCAGGTACTCACGGGCACGAATGCTGAAAGGTACGCCCAGTTTACATGTTTTATATGCATGGAACGTAATATTGAGCTTTTTATTGACCCATGTGGTCATGTTGTGTGTGAGCAATGCTGGACACATACCCGGGATAAGCGCAAGTGTCCAGGGTGTCGTACGTTGGTGATAGGTGCAGGTGTGAAGAAAATTTTCACTCTTTGATGCTCTCATAGCACAGTGGTAGTGCGTTTGTTTAGTAGCGAGGAAACTTGTTTCCGAGTCGCCAATCAGCAAAAGGTCCTGAGTTCAAACCTCAGTGAGGGCAGCATTCATAGTCTAACGGTTATGATAAAACCCTTCCAAGGTTTAGACCCGGGTTCGACTCCCGGTGAATGCAGCGGTTTCATAGTATAATGGTTAGTACACGGGACTCTGAGGCGCGCCTTTGGCTACCCGGGGGCATCATCCCGTAATGGGAGTTCGATCCTCCCTGGAACCTTGTCTGACCTTAGCTCAATTGGTAGAGCGAAGGACTGTAGAATTCAATTTCTAAATTGGGTGGTCAATCATCCTTAGGTCGCTGGTTCGATTCCGGCAGGTCAGACTGACCTAAGCAAGTCGTAAAACTGCTGTGATGCTCCTGTAACTCAGTTGGTAGAGTGTGAGGCTGTTAAAAATGAAATTTTTAACCAGAGGACCTCAAAGTCGCAGGTTCGAAACCTGCCGGGAGCGATTTTTTGAACCATTCCGCTCTGGTTCAAAAAAAACATTGTTATAGTATATATGCCAAACTCTGTGAATTCCAAAAAAAAAGAAGCGTCTCGGACGATTAAACGTATTGTCATGAAACGATACGCACAAAAGGCATTTCTCAATTATACCGGCAACAACTATGCAAACATAAAGTCTGGAAAATTTCCAACAAAATCCCAAGCACTGTTCCGACGGATGAAAATGTTTCCTATCACTGTAAATGCACCTTTGTATCGCGGCATTGTTAATACACATGGAAATCTATTCAAACAATTGCGGACAAATGGTGTAATGAAAAATTCTTTTGCATCATTTACTAGGCGCAAGGGTATAGCCAATTCATTTGCATTCGGAATGCCATCCATGAATGTCAAACATTTAGTATTTATATTACCACCTGGAAGATACCCAGCAATAAGTTCAAAGAATTTTAGAGCTAAAGGGTTCGAAGCAGATGAAGTATTATTGGCTCCTGGGAAGTACATTATCAACAAGAATAAAACAAAGAATAGTAATTTCGTGGAACGTTTTGGATACCGCTCATATCTGCATATGAAGTATACACCTAATAACGTATTAACTTATCACAATTACAAATCTAGATCATAGCCACTTTACCTTGACACAGTCGCAGGTTCGAAACCTGCCGGGAGCGATTTTTTCAAATGCATCACATTTGAAAAAATCGCGTGTAATTATAAATGTTCAAGTTTGTGCGAATTTTATTTGCACGCAAAAAAACTCCGAAAAAGAAAAGCCTTAGTCCGGCGGCCAAAAGAGCTAATAATATTGAAAGAAAATTTAAGCGTTATTTAAAGAATGGGTATTCTATACCACAGGCGCGCTATTATTCAAGGTTATAAACCTTTATAAAATTTAAATGGCTGTCAGACTCGTAGATTCCATGCCTCGTTATCAAAGCGAAGCTGATTTTGCCATCGTCCAGGCTGCACGCGTGTCTTACGGAGCAGGAACCAAGTCCGTGAGTGATGACCGCGCGCTCATCCGCTATCTCATGCGTCACCGGCACACGACGCCGTTTGAGATGGTTGAATTCAAGTTTCACATCAAGGCGCCAATCTTCGTGGCGCGTCAGTGGCTTCGGCACCGCACAGCCAGTGTAAATGAGATGTCTGCACGTTATTCCGTGGTTCCAGATGATTACTTTTTACCCGAAGAATTGCGTAGTCAGTCCACCACGCGTGGTCAGGGTGGGGAGGAACCGTATGAGGGTGGGGAATTTTTAATTTTAAAACAAAAAGCATCCTGTGACCTGGCTTTCCACACATATGAGGAGATGATTCAGAAGGGGGTATCCCGTGAACTGGCTCGAACCCACCTCCCCCAGAGCACCTTTACTGAATTTTATTGGAAAATTAATCTTCATAACCTCCTTCACTTTTTGGAGCTTCGTATTGAGGATCATGCCCAGAAGGAAATCAGGGACCTCGCTAAACAGGTCTATGAACTCATCAAGCCCTTATGCCCCATGACGTGTGAAGCATTCGAGGACTTTCGCCTCGGGTCCATCACACTGAGCCGTCTTGAGGTGGAAGCAATTTTGAATCAAAATTCAAAAATACAAGGGAAGGGTGAGAACCAAGAGTTTCAGGATAAGCTGGAGAAAATAGGAATGCGTCATGACATTTTAATTTAAGATGCGTCACTCCCTTCGGAAATATAAAGATGAAAATTATATTAAAAATAATGAAAAAAGTTGCGATACCTAAAGCTTTACGGGAACAAGTGTGGATTTCATATATAGGAAAAAAATTTAATAGTAAATGTAGTGTGGTATGGTGTGAAAACATTATTTCTGTTTTCGATTTTGAGTGTGGACACAACCAACCAGAAAGTAAAGGAGGTGCGACTGATATTGACAACTTGCGCCCTATTTGCGCAAAGTGCAACCGGTCGATGGGTGATGATTATACTATAGATGAGTTTTCGAATTTATCAGCTCCAAAAAGTGCTAGACATCTCTGGGAGTGTTTCAAGTACTCTAAAACTTGATTTTTAGTTTCTTGGCTAAACTTGATCTCGATTTATTCAATTTCTTGTTCTTTGGCTTTGCACTGGAAGGTACGTTCTCTGGCATGAGACTCCGGAAGCTCGTCGTGAGTGGGTCTAATCTACCTGCACGGTTTGGTGATTTTACAGATGGTCTCATGACGACGCTTCCATTTCCAGCAGCGCCCTCGGTATGCTGGAGCGCTGTGTTAAGAACAAGACCTGGTGCGCGCTCAGGATCCGCATATGTACGGAGAGCTGGCAAATTGTTTGGAACGGAAATATTCACGGGTTTGTGGGTCTGTTGCCGTGCAGCCTTGACAGCCTTGAGCGCGTTGTTCAGGTTATTCTCATTAACCAGACCAGCGTGTAAAAGTCTATTCAGCTGTGCAAGAGTCATGCCTTCACGGTTTGCATATGCTTTCCTGGCAGCTTTGTTACGGATTATTCCACCCATAAATTCACCTGCATTTGTGCGCTTGCGGCTCGTCGCGTTATTGTTGGGTGCAATTTTAGAAAAGTTTGCATTTTGACGTTTTATTTTGGATATTATACCTCCGACGAGTCTTGAAATAACCTTTTTGTCCTCATTGTCCTGATTGATTATTTTGTGTATTATGCGAGTTACTATACCCTTGACGTATGCCTGGTTCTTTTTGTTCTGATTATTGTTGCGTGGGGTTGGTGGGAAGGGAGACAGGAGACGCGCTGGTGCGCGTGGGGGAGATCGTCGTGCCCGTGTGGGTAAAACCTGGCTAAATCTGGTATAAATCTCACCCTGTTCGAGTCCAGGCATGCGCGTCGGTTCTGGGAAACCATTCATTCTCCAGGTATTTGCAAGGGTCTCACCTGGAGCAACGCGGACCGTAGTTCTCTTACCGGTGCGTCTGTTGTTGTGTACGTACGTCTTCCATCGGTTGTTTCCGACAGTCATGGTATATTTTCTGTTGGTGACCCAGTTTGGGGGCGCACCGCGATTCACAGGCGCATTTGGTGGTGGTGCGGGTGGTGGCATCGGCGTCGACCGTTTAATAGTTGGTCGTTTAAACATATACTAGTAGTTTAGAATTTTGTGGGGATTACGCTCTGTGAAGAAATCAGAAACTTCATCTTGTCTTGGGTCCTTTGTTGGAAAAACATGAAGATGAATACGATGAGTGGAAGAGCTTTAAGCTCACCGAGACTTTTATGGTCGTACCCAGAAACGCCATCGAGTGGGAAGGGAATCTTCTTGATGAGTCCACGGGAAAGATAAATGAGCGCGCCTATGAGGGCAAACTGGAACGCCACTTCTATGAACGTACGCCATTTGGACTTTGATTGGTCGAGGTCTGATGTAATCTTATCGAGCCAGTGAGAAAACAAAAAAGCGAATACGAAACTCAGGAATCCGACATATGCAACTCCTAGAAGTCGGACGAGTTGGATCATGTCTACTAGTGTTAAAGAAAAAAGCTATAGTCTAGATGGGGGGAGTCCCCCAATGTCCCTGTAACTCAGTTGGTTAGAGTGCGAGTCTTATGAGCTCGACGCCGCGGGTTCGAGCCCCGCCAGGGACATCTAATTTCTATAATAGAAATTATTCACATTAACACCAGTCGCTCCATACACATTTTTACGTGCATTCTCGCGCCGCCGGGCATTCTCATTGTTCCGCTGGTTCTTGAGGCGGCGCGCTTCGTTGTTCTTGCGTTGCCATTGTTTACCCTCATTCGTCAGCAAAAATTTTGCATGCTGGTTTGCCTTGCGCCGCTCATTTGTCCGTTGTGCCTGACGTTTAGCGGCGGCATTTTGTTCCCGTTTGTTTAATTCAGGTTTTGCGTTATTATACGCAATCTTCAATTTATTCATAAGAGTCTTGTTCAAACGTGGCACCAAGCCGTTCCAAGCATGACTTCTTCTTATCGACTGTATAACGTATGAAGTGTATTTTTTACGGTCCGCTGCGTTCTTACTATACAACGCATGTAAAAGAAAGTATCTTGTAACTTCCTGAGAATTATTCAATAATAATTGAGCACGACGACGACGACGGTTTGCCGAATTGGCATTTGAATTTTTTCCGAACAAAGGCATTTTTTAGTATTTAAAAATATTTTTTCCAGGCTCTATAGCACAATTGGATAGTGCACCAGCCTTCTAGGGCGAAACTATGTTTCACCCGGTGCGAGCTGGAGGTTGCGGGTTCGACCCCCGCTAGAGTCACGCGCATCAGTGTCCGAGTTGGTTAAGGAGGCAGACTTAAGTCCCAGTCACGCAGTGACTGTCCTAGACGTGATCTGCTGCTCGTATGAGCGCATGGGTTCGAGCCCCATCTGATGCAAGTAAAACTATGTTTTATAAAATCTATACAACTAATAGATGGATTTTATAAAATATATATGGGACTCTGATAACGTTGCACACGTCACGCTCGTGGTTAAAGATTATCCAGAAGAGGGGGTGGCTCTGGATGATCTCAAACCAATGATCCACGAGATTCGCGACAAGTCTTCAGGTATGGTTATCAAGGCGGATTTAGCAGGTGCGGGTATTGTTTCAATAGACCGATTTAAACTCATCGTGAAAATTGTCAGGGAGGTGGTTGATTATACACGTGACGACAATATTTTAAAACAAATTCAGTTTGTAAATACAGGTTTTATTTTCAGGACTCTCTACGGACCTATAAGTTTTGCCATTCCCAAATATTTCCGCGATATTGTCGTATTTTTATAAAATGTGGTTCTTGTAGATGGCAACTGTTGACTGGCTGCGCTTCCAGCCAGATCAAGAGGCGAAGATCCTCTATGTGGATATTCTCGTCGGACGTCTCATAGAGCTTCAGCCGAACACGACCGAGGCAACGGATGAGTTTTGTCAAGAACTTTATCCAGTCCTTGACCAAATTCAGGCTATATGCCTCCAGTATGAGCTCAAGCAGGTGTGTTCGGCTGACCTATCAGATGTTCAAGTCAAAAAGATAAAGCCTATGACTATGATGCGTATCATATGGAATGTCTATGAGCACACCAAAAATTGCATTTTACTTCAAAATTGCCAGCTGTCGGGTGGAGGTACGTTCTTCAATACCCTTGTCGAGGCGGTCCGTGGGTTACTCCCACCATTTATGAGAAACTTAATCACGCTAATTCCAGCTCAAAATTGTGTGGAGGAAAAAGTAGATGAAGATTGATCATATTTACTGTATAAATCTAGAACGTTCTAAAGACAGGAGGTTGCTTATGGAAAAAGAATTTGAACGTGAAGAACTTGACGTGGAATTTTTCAAAGCATGTGATGGAAAATTACTCAACAGGGATGGCGTGTTTGGTTGCGCACAGAGCCATCTTCAGGTGTGGAGAGATTTGGTCGAACATGGTTATGAAAACGCCATTATTTTAGAAGATGATGCAAAACTAATTTCAAATTTCAAAACGAAAATAGAAGAACTTGTGGAACCAGATACAAAGTGGGACATATTGTACCTCTTCAGTCTCGGATCTATTTTTAATAGAGATTGTAATGAAAGTTTTTATGAAGGAAAGTCGTTTTCATGTCTTGGCTATATAATTTCTAAAAGATGCGCAGATCGTCTATGTCGTCTTGAATATGATGACATAGATTGTGCAATAGATGAGTTCATTGCCGTCAAGATGAATCTCAAAACATTTATATCGAAAAATGAGACGGTCCTATACGATTTCAAGATGCAATCTAACAGTGAAATTGGTCTTATATCGTCACGTCAGATGACGCGATGGGGACTTGAACACTTTATTAAATGGGTTGATTCTAAATTTGGAATCTATATTTTATTTGTACTTCTAGTATTTGTATTATATATAACATTAAGAAGGTGATAATTAAAATAAAGGGTCTCTTGTGTTCTTTTACAAAAAGGTATGCTTTTATTACAGATGCGGTCAGGTTATTTGTCCAGCTAAATTGGTGATCGTGAACAAATATGGTATTTTCATTTTCATATTCAGATTCTATAATATCTGGATTCAATATTGTCATATTAGAATCCTTGAGAACAATTGAAATCCGGATAGGACCTGTTGTTGTTGATATAAAGTACTCTTGTGAAAAATAGTCTTCACGTTTTGTACGATCATTAATACACGATTCTACCAGTCGTTTAATATCCGGGTTTCGTGGTTTAGTTGCTATGAATCCATTATTTATGAACCAGTCATGATTTACCACGTGAGCAGCCGTTACAAATCCCGTTTCAAATTTGGAATTATTTGCTTTTACTACAATCAAAGGAGAAAAATCAATTTCTGACATTTCAGATAATGGTCGAAAGGCTTCCATATCACAGTCGACCGTGACGCCTCCATAGAGATACAAGATGACATATCTTCCAAAATCTACCCTTTGTATAAAATGTTCATACGAGTCGAAACGTGTGACACATTCAGGTCCGTACTCTTCACACGCTTTCCTGAGTTGTGCCTCGTCCCACGTCTTGTGTTCCCAATCCGGGTTGAGTCTATGCAGTTTTTCCACATTCTTGTGAAACTTCTGCGGTAATTGATCCCACCCCTGCATCCACACTTGATGCGTCACTTTCGGGATGCGCATTCTTATACACAAGTTCATTATTTTTTCCTTGTTCACCTATCGCGTTATTTAGAACATCAATTATGTGCCACGCCAAAATAGTCATGATGAATACCCGAGCTTTGATGTCCAGTCCCTCCGCGAATTTTAGAATAAAAATAGGAAATAAAATTGCAAACAGATGGACTCGCCAACTGGCTTCATACTGACCTTGCTCAAATAACATATAGAATGTATACGTCGCAGCAACTATGGCAAGTTCCAACTTCATTACAAGATTCATACAAAATATACAAAAGATAAGTGCGCACATAAAAAAATGAACGGTACAACAGGTAAGCATGACCGACCTCCTCGTGTTTTACCCACAAGGGAAATACTTGTGTATTGAATTCCTAGGGGCAAAGTACATTGAGCGTCAACCCAAGACGCCCCAAGAGGCGATTGATTTTATGAATGAAATTAAACCAATCGTTCAACAACTTGATGATTACGTCATTCAGCACAACTTGAAGGAGATTATAGAGTTGAATCTCAAGGGTGTACCAATTTCAAAGTTAAATTCAGATACTGCCGTCCACCTCATGGAACTCATGGTGAAGATTCGTCCTGACAAGGGAATCCTGGAAAAGATTCGCATCACAAATACAAACCCCGTGTTTAACATGGCTTACAAGGCGGTCAAGAGTCGTCTTCCTACACGAGTTTCTAGTATTGTGGAATTCGAGTCCAACTCTAAATTTTTCTAGTGCGTTTAATTTTGAAACAAAATTGGTTGCACAAAAATAATGTCATCGAATGTTATGACGAAAAGTGAAGAGCTTCGCTGGCATCCTGATGAACAAGAATTTTTGGCAAAATTAGAACAGCAGTGTAATACGTACTATGAACACCATAGTAAGGATCATTTGTTCTATTCTAAACTTGCGTCAAAGTTTAATATCCCGATTTTGATTATATCCGCAATTAATGCACTGACAGCCGTGGGACTGAACTCCTTTATTGCTCAGGAATTTGTGAGCGTTCTCAATGCTATATTGTCAGCTGGAACGGGTGTGCTTGGATCAATTCAATTGTATATGAAAATTAATGAGAAGATGACCAATGCTTTGCGAGCCTCGATCCTCATGAAACGTCTGGCGCTCAAGATTTCAAAGGAGCTGAGTATCGCCCCCGAGAATCGCGTTACCGATGGACAAGCGTTTTTAGTGGATTGTTTTTCAGAGTTTAATACTGCTCTTGAACAGGGAAATCCTATTGAAAAAGATCTGCCAAATCATCTGGCATTTACAGAGATTCCCAAAAAGGAGAAATTTAATTTACTGAATATGGCGGCGGCAGCCGTGACCGGAACGCCCAGGCGAGGATCTACCGAGTTTAGTTCACATGGAAACTTGTCACGTCTCGGGGAGTCTCGCGCCAAAAAGCTTTGGGGTCTCGCTGGAACAGTTCAAACAATCTCTCATTTTCCTCACGGATCATCGTCTCCTTCTCGTCAGACCGGATCAAGCCCGGGGGGAGGGACTCCAGAAGAACCGGATGTAGAGCTTGCAGTTCGGGGCTCCTGAGCTTGGCAACTGCAAAAGCCACGTCTAAATCTAGTCCGGTTAGTTTCTCCCTGACCCAGTAGTGATCACACGCCTCCTTCGTCTCTGGAATTACACAAAATCCCCTGATCATTTGAGTTTCAAACCCTTGCTGATCAAGAGATTTTTTCAAAAGAGCTACATGATGTACGATACTTCCGGATACGTTATGTAGCTTAAGACGAAGTGCAAGACGTTTGACTGTATCCTCCATATTAACAACTAGCAAAAATATCTTTATGTACTGTAGAGATGGCGCAGGTGACCTTTACCATGCCAATCGATCTTCCCGCGCTTACAGCATCGGAAGGTCCAGTCCCGAAAAAGTTTGAATTTTCATGGGACGTGTTTTTTACTATATTGTTACTCATGGGTGTGATTGTCGGGTGCATTTGGTGGTGGAGATTTTCGAAAAAGAATGTACCCACAAATCCCGAACAATGCAAGCCCGATGGTGCACTGAGTACCGGAACGTACGGTTCGGACTGTTGTTCAACGAATGGCACGGATTCTGATGGAAAATGTCGTTCAAAGAGTCCTATGGGAATTCCTCCTTATGGAATGACAAATAGCGCTACACCAGATTATACTACAAATGCGCAGTACACACCGGCACCTATAGCGACCCCACCTGTTCCGTACGTGGCTCTATAAACATCTTAGAGTATAGTAATGGAAACTCCAGTGCCTTCACATAACTGGAAATTTTTCTTGGGATTTTTCTTCGGTCTCGTTGTATGCTTCATAGTTATGGTTATAGTGGCGAATACCGTTCCCGCCCCTCAGCCTCCACCACCCCCGCCCCCGCCTCCTCCAGTTACCCAAACTCCCATAGTTGCACCAACTGTTTCTGGGTACTCTTAAAAAAATAAGACGTTAAATTAAGAATGGAGGATCCAATCCTCACCCCAAGCACATCTCGTTTCACAACCTTTCCTATAAGGTACCCCGAACTTTGGGCACTCTATAAGAAAGCACTCGGCAGTTTCTGGACTGTTGAGGAAATTGATCTTGGGTCAGACCTCAAAGATTGGGAACGTCTGAACGATTCCGAACGCCATTTCATCAAGATGGTCCTGGCATTTTTCGCAGCGAGTGATGGTATCGTCATGGAAAATATCGACCTGAATTTTTCAAAAGATACGCAAATTGCAGAGGCTCGGTCTTTTTACGCGTACCAATCGTTCAATGAGTCTGTTCATTCAGAGACGTATTCACTCATGATTGACAAGCTCGTCAAAGACCCCGAAGAGAAGGCACGCCTCTTCCAGGCGATCGATACTGTCCCTGCGGTCAAACGGAAAGCTGAATGGGCTCTCGAGTGGATGGGGAAAGAGGCACCGTTTGCTCAACGTCTCGTCGCCTTCGCGTGCATCGAAGGAATCTTCTTCAGCGGCTCGTTTTGCGCGATATTTTGGTTGAAAAAGCGAGGACTTATGCCTGGACTTTCGTTTTCGAATGAACTCATAAGCCGCGATGAGGGTCTTCATCAAGAGTTTGCAGTGACGCTTTACTCTCACCTGAGGGAAAAGTGCCCTTCCAAAGATATTCACAAGATTGTTCAGTGGGCGTGCGAGGTGGAGAGTGAGTTTATCACAGAGGCACTGCCGTGCAAGCTGATAGGGATGGACTCGGGGGAGATGACGCAGTACATTCAGTTTGTGGCTGACCGCCTTATGACCCAGTTTGGGGAGAAACCTATTTATAACGCAAAGAACCCTTTCGACTGGATGGAGAACATCTCGTTGGAAGGGAAGACCAACTTCTTTGAGAAGCGGGTCGGGGACTATTCAAAACATATGGTTACAGAAGGGGATTCTATTCGGTTTGACGAGGAATTTTAGTCAGTTTCGAAGAAACTGTTCCGTTCCTGCTCACAGTCACTACGTGACTGGTTTCAAGCCTTGACGCCCACGCGTCCCAGGGCACCTGGCAGGTACTTCTGGGTCAGCCACAGGACCAGCAGGAAGAACAGGGTGTGCAGGAACAGACCTGCTGGGGTAGCCACGCCCTCGGCGCTGGACACCCAGGTGCCCACGAAGCGGCGCATGAACTTGAAGGTCTCTGGGCTGGACGCGATGGCAAAGGCAACGCCGGGAACAATAAGCTGGGACATTTTATATTTACAAAGAAATTAATATGCTGCCAGCCCTTCAGATGCTTCACCGCCCATCTCGCGGTGAACCTCAGTGTTGGTGGCGAATGGGTGCAGATCGCCGTAGAATGACACGCGACGCATCAGGAATCCCACGAGCAGAACAAACAGCAGACCGTGCAGGATCAGACCGAACAGCTTGCCTGAGCCTTCAGGGGTTGCAACCCAGTTGCCCGCAACGCCACGGACCACCTTGAAGGTGGCGGGGTGAGCGAACAGCACAAAGAGGGCAAGTGGGATGACATAGTTGGACAGAGACATTTAATAAAAGCCAAGAAATTAATTAGTTACTGTGTAGACGATGCGGTTCTCCTGGAAGTGCTTATTCTCGGCATCATCCGCATCGTCACGCGTCTCAAAGATCATGCCTCCCTCCGTCATGTAAGTAGATTTCCGCAGCTGGGTCATAAGAAATCCAACGACGATGACGAAGATGAGCGCATGCAGAAGCAGACCCATGTTGCTGGCAAGTCCGGTGTTATTTGCGACCCAGTTGCCTGCGACGCCCCGGACCGCCTTAAAGGTGGCTGGATTTGCGAGGACTACAAATGCGATGAGTGGGATAAGGGAGCTCATCTTAATATTGGTTTAGAATTTAGTCCAGGTCCGGAGGACCTGTCCCCCGGTCTACTTAGGGGCAACCATGGATGCCAGACCCTGGAGTCCGCTTGCCAGACCAGCCTGTGCCTGCTGAACCATACCTGCAGGGGCGGGGGCGGGGCTGTTGGAGGGACCTGGGGCGTAGCTTGACCCACGTGGCATGAACATCATGAGCACCAGACCAGTCAAGAAAACGTACACAAATGCGTGGAGGACCAGACCGGCGAGAGTAGCGACGCCATCGGCGCTCGCGACCCAGTTACCGAGAATTCCCCGGACGAATTTGTATGTTGCTGGGTTGGCAACCAGAACATAGGTTGCCATGGGAATGAGCGTTGCGGACATTTAATAGTTACTGAGAGTTTAATTGACGTTATTTAGTTTGACGACTGTGCAAAAAGAGCATTAATAATTGCTTTTGCGCGTTCAGTTTGTTGTCCACTTCTGGGTAAGCTGTTGATATATGCGTTCAAATTCGCCCGATTGATACCGCGTGGGAAACCTGGATATTTGGCTCTTGTATTGGATGCAAGCCTGGGATAATTTTCATTAACGGCGAGTCCTCCAAGTCCGCCATATGCTCTACCCCAAATGTAGTTTCCTATATTCTTCTTGCGTTTATTATAGTTGGCAGACTTTGGTACCGCCTGGGTTGTATTTTTAGTTTTAATAAATGGTTTGTTCTTGTTTGTCTGGTTGATAGAATACTTGGAATTATTTGCGGTACTCACAAACTTCCAATTAGAATTGGGTGTGTTACGGGTAATCTTCACAAATTTGTTTGTTCCATTGGGATTGTTATTTGGGGTAATCGCATTTTTAACCTCTGGAATATTCTCGGATCCTGGAAGAGCCGCAAGTCCCTGCCGTGTAGCCGCCGCATTAATCTTATTGAAAAGATTCTTATACTTATTAGATATATTTAGCTTTCTATTATTTGCCGTCTTTCTACCAGCAGCTATATACTTGGTAATCTTATTGTTGTTCGAGTTCTTTTTGATAGAATTAATAAAAGCATTCAGATTCTTGAGTTTAGTAGCAGCATTATTTACAACAGTTGCTGCGGCAATTTCTGGAACGGGCACACTCGGAGACATTGCCATTTTTGTTGCAATCCCAGCATTGCGATTCGCACTTACAGCTTGTGCAATAGCTGTAGCCATCCTATTCTTATAAGTAATTCCATTTGCATTCTTTGCAGTATTCAAAAGTTTCTGAATATTTGCACGATTGCGAGCATTAGTTGGAAGTTTGTTATAAGCATTGATGTAATTTTTCAATGCATTTTGGAGAGCCCCTGTACTTGCGGTTTTTAACGCATTAGTGGCTTGAGTTTTGCTAAATGCACCACCCATAATATTACTTTATGCTAGGGAAAAAATTTGGATCAACTCGACTGGATGACCCTGTCCAACCGCAGTTAAAGCCCGGGCGCGTGGTACTGGTAGAAGAAGTACAAATGGCTCTCCGCATGTTTTCCACCTTCAACGCTTCCGATGTTACTTTCGGCGACATCCGCACCAACAAGAGCGGCGGCAAGACCGTCTATCTGAACGCGGCTGGCGGTGGCAAGCTGATTTTCCAGCTGCCTCAGCTCCGTGCCTTTGTTGGTCTGAGCCCCTTCAAGAATAAGCAGGGTGAGATTCAGTCCTGGTCTCTCCCTCTGAGTCTGGACAAGCCTGAGATTGTCGCGGCGTTCAAGTCGCTGGACGAGAAGGCACTCGATTTCATCGAGAAGAATTCCGAGGCTCTGCTGGGTAAGAAGATGTCCCGTGCGGTTCTGATTGAGGGTGACAAGTACAAGCCTATTATCAAGCCTGCCAAGGAGGGGTACTCGCCGTCGCTGAACCTCAAGGTGCTCACGAATTTCGACGGTTCTTTCGGTACCGAGGCGTACAGTGCCGAGCGAAACGCAGTTCCCCTGACTGACCTGGCAAAGGGTCAGACGGTCAGTGCGATTATCGATATCGGCTCGATCTGGGCAAGCCCCCTGGGTGTCGGCGTATCTATCCGTGTGATGCAGGTCATGCTCGCCCCGACGACCAAGCTGAAGCCCTGCGCTTTCCTGCCAGCTGCTGACGAGCCTGTGGTGACTGCCGACGCTCCCGCCTCCGACGATGGCGAGGTTGAGTACGAGACTGACGACGATGCTTGAGAGACAAATAAAATCTGAACAGTGTAATAGATATGAACAATTGCAGTAATCGAACAAAATTGTATAATGCGCGTTATAAAACAAAAGAGCTCCGACCCATCGGGAAGGGTCGTCAGGGTGTCGTCTTTGTCGTTTCAGACCATGCGAATGGGTCCAACCCCTTTGCCATGAAAGTTGTCCCATTTGACTTGTCAGCTCAAAACCGCAAGGAGGTTCAGCCGTCCATAGTCGAATTTAGAAACCAAAAAGCAGCCGCAGCTGCCGCGCCAGGTGGTGTCGTCAAGGTGATGAAGCTTAGAAGGTGCGATAATTTCGTAAATTCATCCCTGATTAATATGCCCAATGTCCAGAATCACCATAATAGATCGAAACAGGCGATCATGTACATGGAATATTGTTCGGGCGGCGATCTCCTCAATTGGTTAAAAAAACAACGCACCTTGAATGATGCCACGATGCAACGGATAATTTCAAGTGTCCTCCGAACACTTTACAAGATTCAGAAGGTTTACCCTTATTTCAGACACAACGATTTGCATCTTGCAAATGTCTTTGTTGCAAAACGGGGTTTCCTGATAGGAGACTTTGGGTGGTCTCGTATTAAGAGAAATGGAACCAATCCAGCTGTCAACACGGCGAATGGGACCAGAACTGCGTCGTACTGGGGCGTCGGTCCAAGTACTGATGCTCGCTACGATTCACATCTTTTTTTGAATAGCATGCTCACATGGATAAAGGAACATGGACAAAAGCGTTTCCCTAAAACGGTAGCTTTCCTGAATTCAGTTGTGCCTGTGGGGTACCGGGGTGACAGTGGTACGTACGTGAATGAATCTCGATTGATTTATGGTAAGCAGTATCCCGGTCTCCCCACACTCGCCACCATCTTGCGCAACAAGTACGTGAGCAGCCTGCGCATCTCAAGCGTCAGGACGAGCGTCCGCCGGAGCGTTCGCCGGAGCGTTCGCCGGAGCATCAGGCGCCGGCGGCTTCCAGTGAGACGCCCAAAGATCCGGGGTCCCAGTGGGCGCATGGTCTATGCAGACGGGTCCGCCGTCACTCTGACCTATCTCAGGAACTTGGCGCGCCGGAGACGCATCAACGTCAGTGGTCTGAGAAGTAAGAAGGCAATCGTGGCTAAAATTTTTAGAGTGTAATACTAATGAAGCTCGTGATCATTGGTTTGCTAATCGTTATTTTGGTCATTTTACTCATGAAAAATAGTTCAATGTTTGGGGGAGATAATCGCGCAGTTGCTGATAAAGGAAACCTGATCGTGTACGGATCAAAGACGTGCCCCTGGTGTGTCAAGCAGGAAGACTGGCTGACAAAATCGGGAATTCCTTACAATTTCGTTGATTGTACCAAGACTCAGTGTCCTGATTTCGTCAACGGGTTTCCAACTTTACTTTTAAATAATGAGGTTATGAACGGGTACACTGAGCTCGGTCCTGACCTGAGCTATCCCTCACCTGCTAAAACTTTACTGCCTTTTTGAGTACAAGAACCTATGGTTCGACTGGGACTTAGAACTTGTACATAGCCAGGGCAAGTGCGAGCACGAAGGTGTGCCACAGAGAGTCAACTGGCTTGAGGATGCTGATGTACTTGACCAGGGACTCGTTCCACAGGTAACGCATCAGGAAGGTGATGAGCACGATCCACACTGAAATGGCGATAATGTTGTAAACAGCCTCCTCGCGAGTCTTGGAACCAAGGATAGAAAGCATCTTTTTATTAAGTATAGAAAAAAAAGAAACTAATAATAAGATGGTCGAGTCCAAGCTGAAGAAAGGAATAAGAATTATAAAAATTCGACAAGCCATGCTGAAGAAAGGGATACCTATGAGTAAGTGGCCTTCCCTCCCTAAATATAATACAGTCAAGCGCGGCACTAATAACACTGATGACAAACGCGCCACCGTGCGCGTCAGTTCTAAGCACAATCCGTACGCGCCCAAATACACATGGGCGCCCTGGGGAACCAAGGGAGTCGTTCACGACAACTGCTACGACTATGCTCTCGGATCATATTCCAATAAGAGAACTGAAAAGAGCGTGCCTGGAATAAAGGCAAAGATATCCTCGAATAAACTAACATTTACAACATGCAAAGGCATAGCTGAGCGTGTTCTTGCCGATAATCCCGGTACAGTTAAACAGCTGAAAAACCCAGATGTAAAGGCACTAGCTGGATGGTACAAGGTGATGTGTTTTGTCGCCCCTTCAAACAATTTCGGAAACTCAACTGGGGATTTCCATTGGTACAAGGAGATTAGTGGAATCCGGTACAGAACTCGTCCTGGGGATACGGTCCCAGCTCTTGCCAAGTTTTTCCACGTAAAACCAGCGGTCATACGGGCAGCTGCAGCAAAGGCGACTACCAGCGCCAACAAGAATGATGGGCGCGTTGCAAATGATGAAAAAGAATTGCGTATTCTGAACACACACGTTAAAAATAGCAAAAGTAAGCCTTTGCGTCCCGATAAGGTTCTGGATTTCCCTGTGGCGCTTTGGAGTCACAAGACGGGCTGGGCTGGAGGACCTCTGATTGTTGATGCGTCTGGAAAAACAATAACAGATCCTCGTAAAGCTGACCGTAATTATACGCCTGGATTTCATTATACCAAGTTTTGTTCTGCGTATATAGTCAAGAGGGGAATGGCAACAACGGGTAACAACTCTAATCGTCTAGGGAAGGTGTCGGCAAACCAAGCTCTTCTAAGACTGTTCTGAGATCTTCGAGTGGGTCAATATCGAAATGAATATCAGTTAACATTCGTCCAGTATTATTTGGTAGAATCGAGCGAAAATCTAAACCAAACCCTTCCATAATTGAATTTACATTTTGACTCAAAAATTCAGTTATTGAACGAGTTCCGTCTCCTGTCTTTTCGATGATGAGCCTGCATCTATAGGTTGGCACATCGAAGGGTACTCGGCACATAGGGCAGGTGGGGTCTGGACCTCGACAGCTGGTCTTCCAGCGGTCGAGGCACCTCGTGTGAAACTCGTGACCACACCCGAGCTTGCGTGTGTTGTTCTGAGTGTTCATACACGAAAGGCAGACGGAACACTGGGGACCACTATGTTGCCAACACCGCGCCCCCTCCTCCTTGACAAGTTGTCGGCACTCCCTGCCTGATAAAGTTTGTCCACCACACCGTGCCATTAATTTTAACAGGTATTAAACTTTACCCGTACCCCCGCACCCAAATATTTTCACTTTATATGTTAATATGTACACAGTAGTAGGACCTGCTGGAAATGTGATGCTGGCTACACCCATACCAACCATGCGTAAAGTTTCAAATAATTTAAAGATCCCATCAAATTTGGAAAACCTGAATAAGCGCCTCCTGTCCTCACCCAATGCCTGGACAGCAAACACATCAAATATGCTAAACAATATACGAAACAATAATTGGAGACGAGCCACCCGAGATGACCTTATCAAGTTTATTATGTATGGATACTATGGAGCTCTTGGTATAATCAAATTTAATTTGGTGGGAAAAAATGGCTCTAGTAACTCAATAAACAAGTTTCACCGCTTTTACTCGACAATATCTANCAGAAATGCTTTCAACACTTCCATGATCTCACCTAAAGCCTTGTGGCGACGCCTTCAATCTATTGAAGATGACAAGGTTTTACTGAAAATGGCTAAAATGGTTGAGTGGTAAAAAGTCAGTTCCGTAGGAACTGTTCCGTAGGACGCACAGTCGCTGCGCGACTGGTTTTTTTAGCGCCTTCGTGCCCGAGCCACCTCGGCTTCAAGAGACTTGATAGCATCACGGTACCGTTCACGTATGTTATCCTCGACATTTTTGCGGAATACCACTATAGGGTCATCGTCCTGTTCCATTCGACACTGGGGGCACTCGATACTCGTCTCGAACCATTTTATAATGCATTTTGAATGAAAAATATGTTTACATTTTAGTTTCTTATCAGTCCGCTTGGTCGCCTCAAGACAGACGGCACATGTTTGCGAAAGGTGTGCAATGCACTTCCCGTCCTCGACCGCTTTTTTCGTACACTTTTTTCCCGAGAGAGTTATTGATGAGCAGTTCATTTACTGATAAGTGCTTACAAATTTCCTCGTGAATTTCTTCCACAGAGCGCTCTGCGTTGATAATAATCACTCTACATGGGACATTTCGAATCAAATTCATGTACTCGACATGAAGGTCTTTGAGGTACTGGAGAGTGACGCNCGTGTCGCCCGCTTGACATCTCGCCTGAATGTGCTCGTAGCACTTTTCTGGCTGTTTACTCAAAAAAATGTACAGATCTGGGAACCATTCGTACCTATTATAAAATTTAGAGTACGTATCATCCTCCATACGAGTCACTATTCCGTTTTTCATGAGGACCGGCCAAAACACGTACCGGGAACTCATGAGAGAACGCTCATAAATAACAGGCTTGGACGTCTTGGCGGGCTGAAGCGTCTGAAGGAGAACCATGTGGAAATAAAAAGCCCACCGTTTCTGATCTTCATAAAACTCCTTGAGTGGCCACTTGTCAAGGGGTTCCTTCTGGATTATCCATCCCTTCTTTTCTAGCAAATCGAGTTGGGTCGTTTTGCCAGAACCGATATTACCATCTATAACAATGCGGCTCATAAGTATAATATGTTCTAATTTCTTAACTAAACCAGTTGCGCAGCGACTGTGCGTCCCACGGAACAGTTCCTACGGAACTGACTTGACTACTCGTTATCAACGAGGACGACAACCTGACCTGTGCGGCACGCGGCGTTCTGGAGGGGCAGGTTGAATGCATCGGGACCCTTAGCCTGGAGGAACTGACGGTACGAATAGTTATCCTGGTAAGAAATTCCATTCTTAGCCATGATGATATCATTTACAATGTTGGACGAATCGAAGGACGTGAGGCAGCGACCATCNGCCATACCAATGCGGGTAGACATTTGANATTACACTATATTTTATTTGTGCGGTCCAGCACTGCTACCCAGTCGTCGAACTTGGCTCCTAGGATCGTGTCGAAGGTCTCCGGTGTGTTCACCGTCTTGACATAGATGGCTGGGTCCCTCAAATTTTGATTCAAAATTGAGTAAGCCTGAGCAATCTCTGTCAAAGTCTGCGCCCCTGTCACTATAATCTTGCCCGTGCTGAAGATGCTGGCGGTCACCTGCTTCATGCCCTCCCCCGGTACAAATTTCACCTTGACTGCGCTGTAGCGGTCGGGGTCGTACGTCACCTTAAACTTACCATATGGCAGTTTAGCTGATGACCCCAGCGCCACGATAATCTTGTTCAGGTTTACTGATGAGTTGAGCGAGAAATTGGTGTTGATCATTTTGACAGCCACCTCGTCCACTGGAATGTCGTGCTCGCGACCGAGGACCACCTTCAAAATAAAGGACAGTTGCCGCAGAATACGGCGACAATCTAAGAGGTCTGAGCAACCAGCCACCTGGATAGACCCGTTCGGGAAGATCTTGATGGATTTCCGGGAATATGCGTCGCGGTACCCGATGGTCACCTGGTTATAAAACGCCGTGTCCGCCATNCGCCACTCAAAGCCGCCAAATTTGGACCCCTTGCGCCGAACAGTAACCGTCTCGAGTTTCTTGAAATTCTCGCGAAACTTGGGAAGGTCTATATCTTCCAGGAATTTAGAACACATAGTGATGGTTGTGATACGGACCCATGACGGGTCGGGGAAAGCGTCGGTTCCCTCGCCACCGCAGAGCCCTTTGCGAATCTCAGAAAGCGACCGAATGTACTCGAACGTGTTCATGGCAGTTGTCTTTACCTCTCTAAGCTGGAACCTACCCCTAACCTTGACATGACACGAAAATTTTAAGACCACCGATCGTACGGTTCGGGCGCAAACGCTGCTGGGCGATTTGATGTAAAGTAAGAAACACTTTGTTCAATTCGCTTATCAAAACATCCCGACATTTCAGGACGCGCACAACCACCGTCTGGGTAGATCTCATCAACTTCGCATCCAGGTCTATTTAGATTGGCGTATCCTGGGAAAAATATTGTTCCTGGTGGGCAAGATTTTTTACCAGTGCTTTGAATTGAGCGCGCGGGTGCGGATGGGGCTGGTGTGGGACCAATAGAAGCTCCCACATTTTCAGATGAAAATCCAGGAGGACCGGGAGGACCGGGAGGACCGGGAGGACCGGTATCACCTCGTCCTTTTTCTCCTTTTTCTCCCGCAGTTCCGGGAGGACCGGGGGGTCCAGCTGTTCCGGGAGGTCCGGGGGGTCCAGCTGTTCCGGGAGGTCCGGGGGGTCCGGGGGGTCCAGCAGGTCCAATTGCACCGGCAATTCCCGCGAGTCCAGCAGGTCCAGCAGCGCCCGGGGGTCCAATGGGTCCAGCAGGTCCTGAAGGTCCAGCACCCATTTTTATAGTTTACTTATTTTTTTTTACAGCTTTCTTCACAATCTTTGCGAATTTGGTTCTCAGTATTTCCGCCTTGATTACCTTCTTGTAGTACTTCTTCTTCTTTTCGTCATTTGGGTGAATATTGTGAGTCTTGGTGACATTGTGTGCCACCAGAGAAATCAGTTTCTGTTTCTTGACTGCGTTAATCACACGGTTCAGTTCTGCGACCCGAATCTTGAGAGGCTTTTTTCTCGGGTGAGCTGCCGCTTTGCGTCGTATAGTGGCGGGCTTCTGGGACAGGGTATTCAGACCGTGAAGAACATGCACTGTGTTATTTGGACCACCGAGTTTATGAACAGCCTGAACTGCGGTAGGGCTTGCACCCTTAATATTCACGGCTTTAGCGGCATTTCCATTCGTCTCATTGAGTGCCTCGGCAGCCTTGGCAACCTCCGTCGCCCCACCTGGTACACCTGCGACAGTATTCAGGGCTGTTTTAACACCCCCCGCGTTTGTAATAGCAGTCTTTTGATTTGTTGGGAGAGCTGCAGCTGCATTATTTGCGTAACCACTGGGACCTAACCCGCCACCATTACCTGGTCTAAACCCGCCGCCGTTACCTGATCCAAATCCGCCACCGCCGTTCCCTGCGCGTCTCCGGTGCACACCCCCTTCGTTCCCGTAGCCGCCCCGACGACCATAGTTCCCGTAGCCCCGACTACCGTAGTTCCCGTAGCCGCCCCGACGACCATAGTTCCCGTAGCCCCGGCTCCCGTAGTTTCCGTAGCCCCGGCGTTCGCCCCGGCGCTCACCTCGCGGATACTGATTAATATTAATTGCTCGCAAGTTTTGGACGGCACGTCCACCTTCTACTCCGAGAGCCTTGAAGATATTTCGATTGTGCAACGCACTTAACGCAGGTCGAATATTCGTACGCAAATTCTGGAGACGACGCTGCGCCACGGACGCATTACGGTTCTGTCCGGCGTTACGAATTTCCTCAATAACTCTGGTCTTTACGATGTTACGCGCCTTTGAACCGGGTGCGTGCTTTTTCAAAAGTTCAGCCAATTTACGCGTCCGAGCGGTTGATGTCATTTTTGCAAATTCAGCCGAATAAAGATATCTTGAGACATTTCCGGCGTTATAATTATTTGGTGGCGTATTCACACCGCCCTCTGCGAACATCTTTTCATAAAGACCTTTGAGTTCTGCAAAAGCCTCTAATAACTTTTTCTCGAGTTCCATAACTTCCTGGCGCGCCTTGTTATTCTTCGAGTTGCGAAGCGCCGCTGCTGCAATTCGTATAGCTTCTGCTAGGGTGCCTATTTTTTCAACAAGTACAGCAATACGACCCTTTGCATTTTCGGATGTTTTCACGCTTTCTGACTCGTGACCTTCCTCGGAAACCAGTTTCGGTCCACGCTGGAAAACTCGTAATCTTTTTCCATTCTTCATAATGAAATATCCTCTAAGATCTCTTTGAATTGCGATACCATCTATAAACTGAGGGAGAAGCGTGAGCGGGTTGAGTACAAAAGACCCAAACGTTGGGAACCGCGGAGTCCCCTTGAATATTTTGCTGAAAAATCCGCCAAGCCCAGTGTGTCCCTCTGCATTATTGAGAGGTTTCTGAGTATTTTTACCAGAAATTGTAGACTTTATTAAAGCCATGATTTCCTCGATTGGTTTTTTATTTTTATAAATGTGCTCCTCCTTGACAAAGTCAAAGCGCATGCGTGCATTGGAGGTGGGGCGTGGCACCAGCTTCCAACCCCTCTGTGAGGTCTGGTTGGTTCCACCTGATTTTAATTTAAAAATAGGATTGGTTGGAGTCCCGAAGACGCACCCCACTTTGCGCCCTGCGAAATACGCGTCACCGATAGAGTCGATAGGGCAAGCTCTTCTATCGACTGGTGGTCCCTTGAGTAATTTAGCTAATAAATCAAGCACTTTTTGAACAGTGGCGCTATTCTGATCAGCCTGAGAAAGGGAGGTTACCGCCGCCTCTGCGACCGACTTGCTTGGTTTAATTCCCCTTTTGATAATATCCAAAATAACCTGAGCTAATTGTGCCGCTTGCATTTGTGCCGCAATTTTTGCCGCGTGAGCTTCCTGCACGCCTTGAACTGCGAGCATGTTAGATATTTCCTGTCCGGGGGTATATGGTTTTCCACCTAAAATTCCCATGAGTTTATTTCTCCTCGATGCCATACTAATACAAGAGCAAGACAAAAAATTCGTGTCATGTCAACGTTTGAGTCCTCTGGGGGACTAGAAAGGCAAACGCAACCAAAACCAACATGGCTTCCAAATTGCTCAAAACTCGCCTTATTTCGCCTTACCAGCATGACGGCGTCAAGTGGATGACGGCACGTGAAACTGCACCGAATTACCCTGGGGGTTTTTTGTGTGACGAAATGGGTCTCGGAAAGACGGTCCAAATTATCGCGACTATGCTCATCAACCCGCAACCTAAGACACTGATAGTGGTNCCCAAGTCTATCGTAGGGCAGTGGGTCTCGGAAATTAAGCGNTTNGCTCCGAGTCTGACTGTTTACACGTATAGCGGTACCAAGCGGACAATGCCTGATGAGGATGACCCCTTTCCGAATATCATCATAGCGCCCTATTCGGTCTTGCCTCGCAAGGTGGACGAAAAGCCGTGCCCTCTTACGGCGGTCGAGTGGGACCGCGTAATCCTCGATGAGGGTCACGAGATTCGCAACCCCAAGAGCAAGACCTATATCGTCTGCAAAACCCTTCGGACAAAGATTCACTGGATTCTGACGGGTACCCCAGTCTTCAATTCGATGCGCGATTTCGTGACCCTCGCGGCTTGGCTGGGTATGCCACGTGAATATACCCAGGGCTATACTGAGGACGTCCGCAAGCAGTATGTGCTGCGGCGTACCAAGGTGGATTTGGCTCAGCACAATAAGCGTCTGGAGCTGCCCAAATGCGACTTTGAGAATTTGGAGCTTGAGATGTACCCCGAGGAGCGTGAGCTTTATTCCGAGGTATTTGGCTATGGGCAGGACGTGGTCCGGTCTATTTCCAAGCTGGCTAATGTGAACCACCGCCAGATGGAACTCCTGGAGGCACTTTTGCGCGTGCGGCAAGTGCTGTGCTTCCCCCAGCTTTACCTGGACGGTATGGCTAAAAAGGAGGAGTCAGATCCGGTCCTATGGGAGGGGCGCTCCAAAAAGATGGATACTCTGACGGAGCTTATCCAGACCCACCCCAAGGAAAAGAGCCTGGTTTTTTGCCAGTTTACCGGTGAGATGAATGAGATTCACAAGCGGCTGTCTGATATCGAGGTGCCAGTTTTGCGCATCGACGGCTCGGTAACTGGTGAAAACCGGGACAAGTGCATAGCTGAGTTTAAGACGGGACCGGCGAACGCGGTACTGCTTATCCAGATTAAGGCGGGCGGCGTGGGTCTTAACCTCCAAGAGGCGACGCGGGTTTACATCACCACCCCCAGCTGGAATCCGGCGACGGAATTGCAGGCGATCGGGCGGGCGCATCGCACGGGGCAGCTGCGCGAGGTGACGGTGCGGAGACTGGTGTACACAGGTGATGACTCGCTTCCCAGCGTGGAAATGAGCATCATGAATTTGCAGGACGGCAAGGCGAAGATTTGCGCTGAAATCCTGAACGACCCGCGGCTCGAGTCGGTCATCCCCAACATCCCCAAGACCAAGATTAACGTGCAAACCCTGAAGAAGATTTTCGCGGTGTAATAGAGCGACCCTTTTCAAATAAAATATCGTCCCTTAGTAAAATGACTGTCGGTTCTCGCGCCCAAGTGTACCACGGAAATGCCACCCAGACTGCAGGCGGGCTGACCAAGAAGGACCTCAAGAAGGACCGCAAGTCAGGTGAGCTTGTGTCCAAGGCAAAGTCCAAGGATGAGAAGACCAACCCATGGATTAAGGCTGTCCAGAAGGCAAAGAAGGAGCTGGGCATTAAGGGCTTTGCGCTGGTCCAGGGACCCCTGCTTACTCGCGCGCGCGCAATCTACGGCAAGTAAATAATTTTCACAACTTAAATTAATGGTCAGCAGAGAAAATCTGCTGCGTCTTTTGTCAAATAACGGTAAAAATAAGGTGACTAAAACTAAAAAACTGAATCGCGACAAGCGCTGGATTTTCGAGAATAATCGCGGGCTCCTCTTTATTTACAATATGAATAACAGGAAACGACCCGTCAGAAACTCGAATATAGCTTACAGGAACAATGGAAAGCGTATTGTTCCGGTAAAGTCAAACTATTATTATGGGTCATCTGCTAGTTACGTTCCAGCCAAGTCAGGTGGGTACCGCGTCCCACCCCGGCGTCGGCGGGTGACGCGTCGTTAAATAAACGCGCAGATTCCCTTTTTGAGTGGCTCCTCAGCAACCTCCCTCTTTGGCTCCTCAGGTCCCCCATAATATTTCACCTGGTAAGCGCGTACGGTAAGTCCCCAAGATCCCCTGAAAAAATAATTTGACTCGATATCTATCAAACAGGACAGGTCACGCCCCTTGAAGAGCCCCTCTTCAACTACAGGCGTGACCTGATTTGAATTTTCATCAAAAATATATGTCGCATCATCCACCTTGATGCGCAGGGACGCCCCAGTATCTGTTAATTTTAGATTAGAATTGAAAGGCTCTTGGGGACACAGCTGTGACTCGAGCTCCTTCCACCAGTCTATGAATTTTGGATCAGAAATGTCAATTTGAAAAGACTTGTAAGAGGAGACGCCCCATGTGCACTTACCGCGTGGTATCTGAAAACGCATGGGTCCAGTACCGAGCTTGTACTTCCAGCGCCCCTCCTCCTTTCCAAACTGCGTCCAGTCGATAGTCATGCGGTCAATTTCGTTCCAGAATACCATTATAAATAAAATGTTTGATATTTTTAAGTACTATAATGGGGTGGACTATAAAAGGACAAACCCCTGGACAGTACCGCCCAAGCTCTACTCGTCGCCCTTCAAAACTTTCGCCTATCAACGAGAGATCAAACACCGCCGTGAAACGCTGGAATAAATTGCGCCAGTCTGTCCAAGCAAACTCCCAGCGCCTCCGTAATGCTCGCAATAAAAATATTCAATTACTCAAATTTGTCCGGGAACTTAATAAGGCTACAAATAAGGCTCGACGGGTTCACGAGTCTCAAATGAATCGGTTACAGAAAAAAGCCCTGGCTATGAATGCTTTACGCGACCCTAATTATGCAAATGCCAGGAGATATGCAATTAATGTACACAAGAAACATCTTGCAAAACTCCATGGTGCAAGAAATAAGGTGGTTAATGAACTTATACGCAACTCTACAAGTTCTCGTATACGCCGGAATCTGTTCGCCCAGGGCATAAAACGCGGACGCTACGGCACCTCCCAAAACAACTGGCAAAATTGGACGAATAAATTATGGCACATGACTGGGCGCAAGTGAAACTAATCCAGATCCTTTCAGAAGGACGCGCTTTTCGGTCGCCCAGTGGTCACATGTTATGAATGACTGAAAAGTTCCACACGGAGATATCATTTCGAGCGTGTGTTCCTCTTCTTTATCATTAAAAATCCATAGACCAGCCGTGTGATAATTGAGTTCTATAGGTCTTCTAATCAAGTGAAATCCAGCGACGCGAAAGTTGTGAAGGGTTTTTGATTGTATATTATAAATTATACCGTCATGAGACTTGAGCATCCACCAGAGTCTCCACGCCTTTGCCTCCTTTATTTTTTTTGGAGGAATTTTGAAACATAATTGAACATCGATCGATGGTTCGGACCATTCAATTATTTTTCGAACTAATTCTGTTGGCAAATTACGCCAAATTTTTGGGTCCATACTTTATATAAATTATAGATCTTTAATTATATGGGAAAGTTCATTGATAGAATTCGACAGCGGGCGGCAAACGCTCACATTTCCCGCGCCCCCAAGGTTCTTGCGAATGTCATGGCGACTAGAGGGTCATGGGAGAGACGCGTCAGAAAGGTCACAGAAGCTTTTCCTAAGAGGTTCAAGTTTTTTCACCCTGTGCAATGTCCAGGTGGAGCCATCGTGAAGAGCGGAAAATGGAATCCCCGTAAACGTACCGAGACGTACAAGTGTCCCAATGGGACCAAAAAGGTTTTTATCAGGTCAAAGACTCCTAGTGAATTCTTTCGTAGAAAATATGGGAGATGTTCAGAATTTGCACAGGGATTGCATTCTGTTTTAAAATTCATGGGGGTCAGGTCGCGTATGGTCTTGGCTTACAAGCCTGGCTTCGACCATGTATGGGTCGAAGCTTGGAATCCAAGATTGAAAAAATGGATCAGACTAGATCCAACCATGAAAAAAGGGTCATATGGTTACACATGGCATCTAGGACCTAAAGCAAAATATTTTAAAATTTCTTGAATTAAAATTCAGCCAGAACACATGAGACAGCTCTCTGGGTTTTCACGCGAGCACGCCAGGATCTGCTCTTCCGTGTACTTCGGAGCTACTGGAACCGTTACCTGTTGAGCCCGAGCCTTGGCACGAGTCCGCAGATAGTACATACCCGTCTTGAGCCCCTTCTTCCAGCCGTAGAGGTGCATGCTTGAAAGCTTTGCTAGTGTTGGATTTTCCATGAAGATGTTCAGTGACTGAGACTGATCGATATATGCACCGCGATCCGCCGCCATATCAATCAGGCTCTTTTGTGGAATTTCCCACACTGTCCTATAAATCTCCTTGAGGTTATCGGGAATATCGAGTGTTTGAACAGACCCGCCTTGGCGCACAATCTCCGTCTTAATGTCAGGGCTCCACTTGTTAATCTTTTGCAAATCTTTGACGAGGTGCTTATTCACCATCACAAACTCACCGGCTAGAGTCCGACGCAGGTAGATGTTGGTCGTGTACGGCTCGAAAGCCTCGTTGTTCCCCATGATCTGTGCCGTCGAGGCAGTGGGCATAGGTGCCACGAGGAGAGAATTGCGCAAACCCCATAGGTGAATGTCCTGCTTCAACTTGCCGAAAATATGGTCAGTCTTGCCCCACAAGTCAAACTGGAGCTTTCCCATGTCGGACGGCGAGTCACGGAACGTCTCGTACGTCCCCTCGCTCATCGCCAACTCACACGACTCTTGGAGTGCCGCAAAATAGATGGTCCTGAAGATGTGCGTATTCAGCTCACGCGATGCGGGCTCGTCGAACGAGTAGCCCATCATCATGAACACGTCAGCCAGTCCCTGGACACCGATACCGATGGGGCGATGACGCAAGTTTGATTTGCGCGCCGCTTCTGTCGGGTAATAATTCTTGTCAATGACCCGGTTCAGGTTACGAGTCACGACGCGCGTCACCTCTTGGAGCTTGTCGAAATCAAAGATGTATGGGTGAGACCCATCGGGTGCAGTCATGTTCACATTCTCCTTCAGGAAGGTCGGCAAACACAGAGACGCCAGGTTACACACGGCAGTCTCGTCAGCCCCTGAAACCTCCATGATTTCAACACAAAGATTACTGGACTTGATCGTACCGATGTTCTTCTGGTTCGACTTGGAGTTGACCGAGTCCTTGTAACACATGTACGGCGTCCCAGTCTCCACCTGGCTCTTCAGGATCGCATCCCATACCTCGCGCGCCTTAACCTTGCGCTTGAAACGCCCCTGTGCCACGTACATTCTATAGAGCTCGTTAAACTCTTCGCCGTACACATCGGGAAGTCCGGGGCATTCGTGAGGGCACATCAGGTGCCAATCCTCATCCTTTTGAACCTTTTCCATGAAAAGATCTGGGATCCACATCGCCGTGAAAAGATCGCGACAACGCATCTCCTCATCACCCTGGTTCAGACGCAGCTCCAGAAACTCCATGACGTCAGCGTGCCACGGCTCGAGGTAAATGGCAAAAGATCCCTTGCGTTTACCGCCCCCCTGATTCACATACCGCGCGGTGTTGTTAAACACGCGAAGCATAGGCACGATCCCGTCGGCTACGCCGTTGGTTCCCTTGATTGGGGTGCCGTTTGCTCGGATGTTCGAACAATGAATGCCGATACCGCCAGACCACTTGGAAATATGCGCACACTCTTTGAGTGTCTCGTAGATGCCGTCGATAGAATCATCCTTCATAGCAACCAGAAAGCAACTGGACATTTGGGGGCGAGGGGTCCCTGCATTGAAAAGAGTTGGTGTCGCGTGGGTGAAATACTTTTGGGACATGAGGTCATATGTATCGCGGACCCGGGCGTAATCGTCTCCGTGAATTCCCACAGCTACTCGCATGAAAAGATATTGAGGTGTCTCACCTACATTGAGGTAACCCTTTTGAAGCGTCTTGACACCAAAGTAACCAAACTCATAGTCGCGTTTTGGGACAATCCATGTATCCATATTGAGAGACAGGTACTTCATAAATTCATCAGACACAATCCCTTTGATGTGCAGCCCGACCATTGCATCGCTAAATGTTTTAGGACACGTCTTTTGAAGGTTAGAAATTACGATACGGGAAGCAAGTGTCTCGTAATCAGGGTTCTCTGTAATCATACCGATCGCCACCTCGGCTGACAGGTTATCAATCTCACTTGTTGAGATGCCGTCATACATGCTTGTGAAAACCTTCTGAGCCACTTTGTCCGGTTGAACATTCAAAGGTTCAAATTCTGGTGCCTTATTTAGTTTTGAAATTCGCTGAGTCACCTTGTCGAACAGCATCTCGACATTGTCGCCAGAACGCTTGATGACCTTCATTGTATTTTCTACGTTTGTTTTTTTTATGTGTATATGACAATGGAGACTTATGAACTCAAGCCAATTCGCCTCTCGACCCCAACCCCCCTGGGCGATGCATTCTTTTCTGAATTTAACCGTGAAGGGATTCACTCGAACATCATTTCAAGTGTCAAGGCGAAAACTGGTGTGGAAATTGCCAGACAAAGTGACGCAGATCTCCAAGCCCTGATGCGCGTGGTCTACACGGATCTCGTTCGGGACCCAAGAACAAACGTGCGTCAGCAAGTCGCTGCCATGAATGCCGAGGTGGTTAAGCGCGCTATCCGCACTATTTCGACTGGTGTTCTTCAGCAGGCGGTCTACCTGCGGGACATTGGCTCGAACCCAGTGCCCATGGCGGCACCTACCAGCACGAGCACATACGGTAACAAACTTCCCACAAATTTTAAGTTTGGTATATTTTAAATGGCATTCTCTGATGTTCTCATGATTTGCATTGCCTCGTGTGTGGCGCAGATGGTCGTGCAGTGTATATCGTGGTTCTCTTCGAGTATGGTGTGTTTAAATAAAAAAGATCAAACGTGTCCCACTGTATTTCAGGGAGTTTTTGGATGCATTAACTGTATAATTTGCATGTATGCATTGTATCGTATGGTACAGGCTATGAAATAATGTTTCAACTTAGTAGAGATGCGTGCACTTGATGACATCATCATAGGTTTCCTCATATTTTTCGTCATTGAACGAGCCATCAGGCTGTTCAGCAACGCAGTCATAGAGCCATGGGCGGAGCGTCGTACCGAAAACCCTAATGTAGTCGAGAACTGGAAAATAGGGACAGAGCTTGTGTTTTTGATGGTTGTTACATTCATTTTATTCAAGTTTCGCGGGGTACTTCAGAAACTGGACAATAGATAGAGAGTCAACGCGTTAAATATATAATGAATAGGTTTCGTGATGAAACTGCTACGATGTGCCGACAGAAAGGGTGGGACAAGGCGCACGTCAGTGTCGTCTGGATGTTACTTAACGAAGAAATGGGAGAATTGGCATCTTCAATTAGACAAAGTCAGCGCATATACAAAAAGACCGGACTCAAAAAGGACAGGGGAACAGACGTTGCTATGGAGATGGGGGACGTCTTCAGTTATCTCTTCCAGCTGGCTCATATGCTCAACGTGGACCTTGACGAAATGTGGGAACTCCACAGGCAGAAAATCAAAACAAAAGTTTACAAAGAAAATGTAGCCACTTAATAATAGAATGGCATCGACACTTATGATTGATGACCGTCTTCAGATAGACAAATTCAATCCCACAACTTGGACCGGTGATTTCGGAATCAACAAGGATGGTTTCCGAAAGGACCTTTTTATGGATGGCTCGTACACCACGGGCATCGACGAAACCCCTATGCGTATGAATGACGTCATCCCAGTCATGAACAGTACTGATCTTGCAGGAAACATGAACTTAAAGACCGCAGCTCCCAGTGTCGCGCCATATCATACTTTCCCAGCACGCAAGTTCGAGTACTCGAATGGACGCATCACGTGGCGCCGCCCCCAGCTCCCATGGAGCTGGGAAACTGGGCGGTCAGTTGGAGGTGCAGGCACTTCAAAGGATATCAAGCTTCTTTTGATTCTTTTGATTGCCGTCTTTGTGATTTATTTTTTCGGGCGCATGAAACTCAAATGATTTTGATAACCTTCGGAGCTTCCACTTTTGGCAGTTTCTTAGCAAGTTCCTCCCGAGCAGCCAGCACGCGCTGCGCCAGCATCGGGCACGAGTGAGCCTCGGATTGAATGCACCCAGCGCAGCACTGCATCTTACAATCCTTGCACGTCAGAAACTTGTTCTTGTGTTTGCAAGTCATCTTCCCTAATCTCACAAGAGATTTCTTCTCTAACCCAGGGAGGAGACTCGCTATCCTCAGCAATCTCGCACAGACCGTGGGTCCGACCAGCAACTATACGGTCCCACGCTTTTTGCATAGCTGGGAAATTCGTCGTAAACCATTCGCGGTCCCGCTTGACACGTACGATGACAAACTCCTGGGGCTTATCATCCACTTGGGGCTTGAATTGAATAAAATCACACTCCTCCAGGTCCGTAATCTCCAATTGGAGTTGAACTTGGGGCAAGTAATGTTTAGGAACTTTAGCCTCGATTTTACGGGTCAAAGGACACTTGATTTCTATGAGTAACCCATCCTCGGTGACTCCGTCAGGTGATGCACCGAGCCAAGTGTACGTACGATGCCGAACGAGTCCAATCTCATGGGACTTGCGCCCCGTTGTCTGGTCGTACAAGTCCCGTACAAAAGGCTCGAGGAGCGTCCCATGCTGCGTGGCAGCATTTCCTGCCCACTTTGTCTTGAGCACCTTTTTCTTAATAAAGGCGTCAATACTTTCATAGTGATTCTCACCAATTGCGCTTGCTATATCACTCGCTGTAATCATATTGTCGCGCAAATCTAACCATTCCTGTGATCTTTGTTCTGCGTATTCAGCCGCGAGAAGCTCCTTCGCGCGAATCAGTATCCTGTCTTGGTCCATTGACAGGGATCTTCTTATTTTTAAAACGAGGATCTGTTTTAAGTACAATCTCAGCAGCATTTTGTTCAGCTTGCTTTTTTGTAGATGCAAATCCAGAACCGCAGTCCATTCCATCCACCACGACGGTTATGAAAAATTGCCCGTTAAATTGTCCGGACAAACGGTACTCGGGCAATGCGTACTTGAGTGCCTGACACCAACGCATGAGCTGATCCTTCCAGTTGTCGTCAACTAGTGACGTCTGAACCTTTGTGAATGAATTGAGGACAAAATTCTTGGCGTGAATCATCCCGAGATCCAGGTAAATGGCGCCCACGAGTGCCTCAAATGCATCCTCCATGATGTGCTCGTTGGTGTTCCACCCGTTACGCTCGCCTTTTTCATCCATCAAAATAAGTTTATCGAGACCAAGCACTTTGGAAATTTCACAAAGGGTTTTACCCCGGACCATCTTCGTCCGGGCTTTGGTGAGGAATCCCTCTTGTTCCTTTTCATGAAGGTCAAAGAGGTGTTTTGTGATGATAAATCCAAGGACCGAGTCGCCCATAAATTCAAGAGTTTCATAAGAGCCTGTAAGACCAGAGTACCGCTTCAACGCGCTTTTGTGAGTGAAAGCCCGTTGATACAGTTCGATATTTTTGATTTTTGTCCCAACGAGGGAATTTAGTTCATCACGCGACAAAATTGGAGGAGACTCCATTGGTTATGTTATATTACACACAAGGTTTAGTTTTAAGTCATTCTGATTCACGCAGTTGCGGGCTTTGCCACCTTTGGGCGAACCTTCTTCTCCTTTGGGGGGGCGGCATCGGTCGATGCTGCCGCTGCATCCTCGCCTACTGGGGTGGCGGGCACCTTCTTGGCACGGGGCTTCTTCTCCGCCGTCTCGTCCTTGATGTAGTGCTTGCTCAGGTAGTGCTGCAGGTTCAGGAAAGTCAGCTGGGTACCCTCTGGAACCTCCAGCAGAGCCTTCAGCTTCTCATCCAGCGTAATCTTCTGTCCCGCCTTCAGGCTATTCGCCTCAAAGTACTTGTTCATGTGGTTCGACACCTGAGAACGAGAAATCAACTCGCCGTCTGCCAGACCCAAGAAAGTCTTCAGGGCGTCAGTCACCTTCTGTGGCTTATTGAAACCGTTATTCTTAGTGCGAGCCTCCTGCTTCTCGCCAGTGGGGTCCTCAATGTGCTGGCGAATCTTGCGAATCTCCTTGCGCACAGCCTTGAGCTCCTTCATCAGGGCATCGAGAGTCACGGGAACATCGGTGGTGGTAGCCATCTTATGATCTACCCACGCGACAGGGCTTTAAGTGCCAACAAGGCGAGTAGAATGATGACCAAAAACACGAAACCTTTCAAAACAATTTGCCAAACCTTGTCGTCTGGGGGCTGTGGGTTTGAAAATGGNGCAGCTCCTTTTGTATCTGAAGGTTCATCACTTTGTGGCAAATTGACGTTAAAACCTGGGGGCAGAGCACCTCCACCAGACGGACGAAAATCTTCATTAAAAATTGGATA